AGGGCGGGAGGGAGGGGCAGGGGCGGGGGCGGGGGCGGGGGCGGGAGTAGGGGCAGGAGCAGGGGCGGGGGCAGGAGCAGGGGCAGGGGCAGGAGCAGGAACAGGGGCAGGAGCGGGGGCAGGGGCAGGAATAGGGGCAGGAGCAGGGGCAGGAGAAGGTGTCGAGCCACTCGGTAGCGGCGGTATTTCTGGGAGCGGCAATGGACTAGGTGATACAGAAGCCGCAGCGGCATTAGCAGATTTAGCAGCAGCAGCCATGCCTGCATAGTTTAGTTTTCGAAGAGGAGCAGGAGCAGGGGCAGGGGCAGGAATAGGGGCAGGAGCAGGGGCAGGAATAGGGGCAGGAGCAGGGGCAGGAATAGGGGCAGGAGCAGCGGCATTAGCAGATTTAGCAGGAGCAGCGGCATTAGCAGATTTAGCTGCGGCGGCAGCGGCGGCAAATCGGCCGACAGGAACAGGGGCAGGAATAGGGGCAGGAATAGGGGCAGGAGCAGGGGCAGGGGACCTAAAATTAACAGGACTATTATTTCTATCATTTTGTTTTAATTTTTTGAATTTCTCTTGAGCTTCTTTAACCTTTTTAACAGCAGCGGCCTTCTTCTCAGCCTTCGCGGCATTAGATAAAACCGTTGAATTCAAAGTATTATAATTAAAACCTTTATTCTCCCGTAGAATATACTTAATTGTATTTCTCTTAGTAGTGTTTGATGTAGATTTTAGTAATTCCTTTGCTTTCTTTATAGTATTGGCATTCGTCGGTTTATGTGCTAAGTTCCATATGATATTTTTTTCTCTTTCATTGTTGGTAGCTCTATGAATTTTGCTTCTATTATTTCTATAAGTATGATTCTTTAATATCTTATACCTTCCTTTAATATTTCCCTCAGGCATTTTTTATTCTACTTAACGCCTCGATTTTAATTTCCGTGTTCTTCTGCCACCCTTTGCTTGTGCTTTTCCCTTCGGCCTAGCTTTATACGCATTAATCGTTGCTTTTGCTTCAGTAAACTTCTGTCGTATAGTTCCTATTCTCGTTTTAATGTTCTGGTATGATTTATTTCTAGAGGCTGCCGTAGCTGGTTTAGGGGCAGGCACAGGATGGAGAACAGGAGCAGGGGCTTCAGGAGCAGGAGGAGCTAGACCAGGAGCAGGGGGGGCTAGACCAGGAGCAGGGGGGGCTAGACCAGGAGCAGGGGGGGCTAGACCAGGAGCTTCAGATCCAGCAGCAGGTCCACCAGGTGTAGACGCACCAGGAACTCTACTTCTAGCATTTAGAACCCATTGGGGCTTAGGGGGAAGTCTGATACCAGCAAGGGCAGGGAGTTTACGAACAGCAGGAGCTGGGATTGTCAGCTCTTTTAATTTTCTCGTAGAAGCAACAGCCGCCTTTTTAAGATTATTAGGCTTAGGTGCTCTAGGGGGCCCACCAGGAAGTCCAGGACTAGAAGCAGCAACAGGTCTAGGGCCTTTAGGGCGAGGAGGAATAGCAGCAGCTTGGGCACCACTATTGGCAAGATTGCGATTCATTTGTAATGGAAAGTCATCATTTCCAAAGATATTAGCAGCTGCGACAGGAGCAACAGCTGGAGGGGCTTCAGGTCCAGCAACAAAAGGAGCTCCAAGTTTAGGAGCAGGAGGAGCAGGGCCAGGAAATTCTACTTTTTTCCTACCATTTAGTAAAGCCTTTCTTGTCTTCTCTTGATTCATATTTCTAATATTCTTTTCAATAGATGCACGAGCAGCCGCTCTGGATCCCAGATTCCTTTCCTTTATAGCAAGATTTGCCTTCATCTGTGCCGCGGCCTGAGCAACCTCTATTCTTGCCGCCGCTACATCTACTTCTCTACTAGCATTTTCATATGCTTTTTGCCTTATAGACTTATTTCTATTGGTGAGCCATGTCGCATTTAAGTTTTTCTTTGTCTTTATTTTCTTGACTATCGCATTATTAAGCATTGTTTCTGCCTTCTCAGTCGTTACTTTGAGGCCAAAGAGTTCAGGAAAGTCTTCCTTCATTTTTGCCTCAAGCACAGGTTCAATCTCAATAACCGCATTATTAAGAAAGGCATCTATAACAAAGGTTACAAGAGGTAAACGAGAATAGATGATATTAATGGGTATAGTTGAACTTTCTGGAAAATACTTAGGATCAACAACAATATAGCTTTTTGTCTTCCCGTCATCGGGCAATTCATTATCATAAAACTCTTTGTCATTTACAATTGTCACACAGTCTTTTGATAAAACCTCACATAGATGTGTACTATAAGCTGCCTTATAGTTTAATTTACGTCCATGACTTCTTATTAGAGTAATTGCTCTTGGAAAATATTTCGCAGTAGAAAGTGAACATCTCTGTGATAGTTTTCCTTTATCTAAGATTCTTTTATTCTTATTAGGATCTGTTGATGGAGGACGGGTTGGGTCATTATATTCAAAAAACTGAATTTCAGTGCTAAGAGTACCTATATCTGTATGAAATAGGTCTTGTGCCATTTTTTCATAGTCATGCTCGTGGCCAAATTGAAGAATACTATTGATTAATTCTTTTTCTTCATCAGGGTTCAGTTGATATTTATCAGGGGGGTCAATAGGAATTTGTTTCATTTTATGATATAGAAAAACAAGGAGGCGTTTATAGGCTTCATCAAAACTTTCATCGCGTAGTTCTGGACGTTTATCTGATGCTAGTAAGCATTTAGCATCTTCACCTTCATTATCTAAAACATTCTTTATTTCTTTTAGCCATTTAGCCTTCCCCGCATTATTTTGCCTTGATTGAGCATTCATTGCCTCTCTAATTCTTTTAGCTTCAGCATTCTGAATCATACCTTTAGCCTTTTCTAAGATAAAGTATTTAGGATCGGTATTGGCTATATCTTTGTATTGCTCAATAAATGTCTTTGCCTCATCAAGTGTATATGGCCATAACTTATTTTTATGTAATAGCTCTAAAGATTTACCAAACCTATATGTATTACCCTCATTAATATTCTCTTTTGGGTTCAATAAATACTCTTTTAAAAAGGCTATTGCCTTCTCATTAGTATCAATTTCATTCTTTACCTTTTTCTCTTTAATTGCCTCATCCATATCCTCTTGTTCGATGCTATTATAGATACGTTGTATAAAATTCTCTTGAATACGTTCTTTCTGTATTTTGGGAATAGTAAGCAGGAATTTTGTTAATCTATATGGTGTAGTCAATATAGTATTCTCTTTAATAATAGATTTGATGACTTCTTTATAGTCTTCATTCCTTATATTATTTCTATTTTTCTTATGAGAAAGTAATTCATACCATTTATTGTTAAAGCTCAATTGTATATACATTTCGTTTTCTGGGCTATTTTTTTCATCATGATACATCTTAACTACAGTATCAAATGCCTCATTGCTCTTCTTACTATAATATGAATCATCTGTTAAAAGTTTATCCAGGTCAATATCATTAATATATTTTTTAATTTCATATTTATTTATATAATTCGCCATTTTTAATAGGTCTTTAAACCTATCTATATTATTTGGTGTATTCTCTATATAAGCCATCTCTTCTACATCATTATATTGACCTCTTCTTTCTAAAAAGAATTGTATATCTTCATCTGTATGTCTCCTTATATCTATATCATTATTATTTTTTTCCATAGTAGATCTTAAAACTTCTATTATTTTATTCTTATGATCTTCTACTCTCGTTTCAGAGCCAGGGTTTCTAGATTTACGATAAGAATAGTGTAATTTATTTGAATATAGAGTTGTATCCATATTATGCATTTTATTTCTGGTATCTTTTATTTTTTTTAGTTCTTTAATAAGTGGAAAATTAGTAGTAAATAGAGCAATTGCTTCCTTCATTTCTTGATGTATACTATCACTGTTATCATAAAAGTCATTATCAGTAGATTTTGTAGCAATTTCATTAAGAATTTTAGTAGAGTCCTCTTCACTGATACCATTTATGATGCTATATAATAATGTACTCCTTTTATACATCCCAAGATCTTCAAGCGGTTCTTCTAGAAACTCTATATATTTACGTATCCTTTCTAGATAAATAGGTTCTTTAACAGTAAATACATTATAATCTATAAAGATATCTTTTCCTTGTATTGAATTTATGAATTTTTTCTTTGATTCGCATGTTTTTATATGAAAATTTATTTCATCTATTAATGTCTTTATGCTATTATGTTTATTAAATAAACTCCTCTTTAATTCATTATATTTTCTTATAGTCTCTACCTTTTCACTATTACTTTGAGTAGTCGATTGTAATGATGTTTTGCTGTCTTTTTTTAGTTGATCTAATTTCTTTCGTTCAGGAATTATCTCACGTATAAATTTCTTTAAATCTGTATATAGTCCTTGTATTCTATCGTTAGGGCCTTTAAATAGACTTACTTCTTGATATTCTTTAATCAAATCTGTAAGTGTTTTAATACCTTCTTTATTTTCAATAGGGCTATCGTCATTAAGTTTAAGGCGAATGATATGTGGAATGTCACTTGGATATACCCTTTCTTTTGCAATATGATATTTTGCATGATTAATAGCATCGAGATCTTTTTTCTGTTCGTTTGGAATACTATTATATTCTTTAATAAACTTTCTAGCTGCGTTAACGTTAGGAATTTGTTCACTAGCCTTCCTTCTAGTTTTAGCATTTATAAGAGAAAGAGCATCAGGAGCAGGAACAGCAACAGGAGCATCAGCAGAGACAGGAGCAGGAGCAGCAATAGGAGCAGCAACAGGAGTAGGAGCATCAGCAACAACAGGAGCAGCAACAGGAGCAGGAGCAGGAGCAGCAGGGCGACCAAATAAACGATTCGTTAGTCTTTGTGTTAAAGTTCTTTTTTTAGAAAGAGCATCGGCAAAAGAAGAAAGACCAGTCGTTTTTTTAAGACCAGATTGAGGTAAGGGCCCATTAGACTTGCTTGATGGTAATCCAAAATTAAAGATAGTATTACGTCTCATTGTTTTTGCCCGTTGTTTAGCATCCTCAATAATTTTTTTTCGTTTGGCTGCCGCCGCTGCTGCATCCGCCATTTCTACACTACCACTAGAAATGAATCCCCACCTCTTACTTAGTTTATTCCACATCTTTGCCGTTGTCCCCTTTTTCCTCTATGTTGCCCTATCAAGAGCAAATACTCATCCCCAAGCATACCAGGCCCTCTTTGGCCTCGGAATCGTTTTAATGATCTACCAATCCTACAAGGCCTTCACCCGTTATTTCACAAACTCGTCCTATCTCTGGGTCAATCTACTCCATGTCTTCATCATTGGCCCTCTAATCATTTATATCAGTGCCAAGGGCAAAGAAACTCCCCGAGCTGCCTATGAGATGCTTGCTCTCGTCTCCTTCGCAGCTCTCGGATATCATATGTATTCGCTTGTCCTAGAAGCCAATATCGCAAATGACGAAAAAAAATAGATTTCTTCCCTGGCCTCTACATCATATCTAACAGACAGACTCCAGCAATTCATGGACTTCAATGCCCTTTGAAATCATACACGAGCCAATATGATAATGAAAGGCCGTCCCACTCTTGAACTGTTCAGAGCAGCAGCTACACTGAATCACCTTCTTATTATCAACAATAATCTCGGTCTGATAGTTACTGACCTGTTCCCTACAGTGCTTTCGCAGGAAATGAATCCGCCGATTCGCCTTCGTCAGACTCTCAAACTCGCAATTATCAAGCGGACATTTATAGACCTCAACCGTCGTCTGCTGTCTAATTTCAGGGTGTCGCGCAGCCATATGTGTCTGGAGTGTTAAAGCATGAAGGAATCCATGCTTACACACAGAACATACATGGGCGAAATCACCAGCGTGCTTCTTCATATGGTAATGCATCGTGGATGGATTACCATTTGGATGTGTCGGGGTGGACTTCGGCTTGAAAGAACACTTATCATGTCCGCACATGAGATGGCCATTCTCGTCTCTCTTATAAATGTAAGGAGTGGCCATTGCTTTTTGCTACCCCCTTTGTAACGGCAACAAGCTTCAATTTTTGTGCCTCAAGTCCCTGACTCTTTGGGAGGGTCTGCCACCAATCACTTGCGGCATAGTCACTTGATACATTATAGTTTGTCCAGCCTGTCCATAGACTTCTTTCGCATTCTCCATGCGTGCGGCCATTGTCTTCATTCGTTGTAGCCTTCTCTCTGTCAGTCCTCTTCTCTCGTAGATTCTGTATGCGACAGCGGCAACCACAATGAGGGCCACAACGCCACCAATCGCAGCCCCAACGGTGATCGACAGAGAATTCGCTGCCGCTGCCGCCGCCGCCTGATTCAAAGCGATCAGATTAAGACTCGCAGTAGATGTTGGACTTGGTGTGCCTGTTGTTGACGAAGTCGGTGTGGGTGTATCTGAATTACTTACGGATGGTGTCTGTGTTGGTGTTACACTGGATGTTGGAGTCTGTGTTGGTGTAGACGACGCAGTTGAACCAACGGAAAGGGACGGCGTCGGTGTAGGTGTTGGTGTAGACGAAGATGTCATTGTATTTGAGGCAGTTGAACCAAAAGAAAGCGAGGCAGTCCCTGTCTTTGAGGGAGTGGGAGTCGGCGTCGATGTTGGGCTCACAGAGGGGGCGGCCGATAAACCAAATCCAGGGGCAGTCAGAGTATAGATGGACGAAACGATTGTAGGAACATAGGTTGTTCCGAACCCAGACGGAACAAAGGATCGGGGCAAGGTATACAAGACGGTGTTATTTCCTGGGACTGACTGATGGACAACAGGAGTTCCGACGGTTCTGGGCCCGCCACCTCCACCTCCGCCACTACTCGCCACAGTGACGGTTGTCAAGCCCAAGCCAGCCTGCCCGACAGCAAACCAGGAAATCGAGATATTTCTACCGTCACATAGAAGATTCCCTGTAATTGCCGATCCATTATACAACACTTGAGGACCTGAGAGGCCACTTGAAAGCACGACAAGTGTATCACTGCTATTGAGTGAAACGTCAGGACTTGACACTGTTGAAAGAAGAACGGGGGATCCTATTGGTCCAGTCGCAGTCGTAAGTAGAGACGTATAGTTTCCAAACGTAACATTCGCACCTTGGCCTTTCGTCACGCTTGCTCCTCGATAAGAAATCTTGATCCACTCATCGGGCAAGATATTCTGCGACAGCCAAGAGACCGTAAGGTTTTGGCCAGTATAGATCAGTGTATGGGAGAGATTCAGCGATGTGAAGCCCGCGATAGCACATGAGTCGACATAGCCAAAGGCGGGCTGAAGAGTGCCGCATGTGCCAGATGTCTGATCGGTCAAACACCATTTACTCACTTGACTTATTCCTGTCCAATCTTGCTTACTAGAACATCCTACTACCGCAGTCGCAGACGCATTCGGGGTTGTCACGCCATTTTTCACGAGAGCACACGGGCATCCTGTATCACTTAGAATCGTCGCATCTGTATGTTGTAGGAAAAACAAGGTAAAGAAGACACTAAGCATCCTTACCTTGAGATTAGGATTATTCTTTTAGGGTCTAAATAAACTACGAAGAAACATCAAGAGAATGGAAGAGAATACGTTCGTTTTCAGTGAAATTATCCGTTGTGGTCTAATTGGCAAGATTGCCTTTGACACTTTTCATCAGCAGCATCCGACTCTAAAGCTTCATGTGTTTGGAAGAAAGGAGGATTTTAACTTTATTAGTGAGCATCCAAATACCGTTCGTCATTATTTAGATGATAATAAAGAGATTATTGAAGCCTTTGATTATGGTCACAAGGGCACGTCAATGGTCTGGACGAAGGTAATTCTAGAGGCAAAGGAGAAGTATATTATCCACATTGACAGTGATGTTGTATTCCGCGGAAACATGGTTCAAGATGTCATTGATAAGTTAAAGGACTATGATTTGGTAGGAAGCCTTCGTAATTATCCGAACAATCCAAACAAGAGAGATTATGTTCGTCATCTACCAGATCTTACACAGACCTATTGTTTTGGATTCAATAAGGACTTTATTTATGTAAAGGAACCTGAACTTCTACGTCGTCTTGTCGAGAACTCACTTGATCAGGAAACTGTCATGTCACTTATGAGAAAGTATCCTCTATATCGATATGTCCCAACTATTGATTTCTTTGATCCTGTTGCCTTTATAATGCTAAGAGAAGGTGCTACCATTCATATCATTCACAGTGACGTTATAGGTGGAACAAATAATGAAGGTAAGCGTGTAAATAGTTATGGGCCCTTAAATGAACATATGGATTTTGGCGATAAGATTGCTCATTTTGCGTCGGTGGGCAGTGGCTTGAACTTTTTGAGTATGATTCAGAAAGGTCAAGAGATCAAGGTTCCTAGTTGGTATGTAGAGTATGCGATGGGGAAGCTCGATTTGTATATGAGACTCTTCTATACTACAAAGATTCTACCCGATGAAAAGAATCAAGAGTTTTTGAAATATGAGGTGCCATTACGAGCGGCGTTTGGTCTTCCGCCTGTTTGAAAGTAAACGCGTCTTCTTTTGCTTTTGCCTATGTCTATGTGTTTTTCTTACACGACGCCTTATACGTCTACGTCTAGCCCCACCCTCAAATGCACAGAGAGACGCAAAGCCTGGTGTATTTATAACAGCGTCGTATTTATTACCACCAAATCTGAGACCACAAATATAGTTTACAGGCTTACCCTCTGTAAGAACAGAAACTAGATCATTAAAATACACTGGAGAATTCATACATCCTGGATTATTCGTTAAAATGAAAATATCAATGCCTTGGGCATATAGTAAGGTCAACATGGCCCGAAGTTTATATAAACGTTCGGTTCCTCCTACAAGATAATTCATATAGCCTTCCGCAGTTATTTCAGGCAGAGGGTATCGTTGTTTGAATGTTAATGTATTGGGATAGTGATCCGAAGAAAATCCTTCAATGACGCTTAGTGTCCGATCAAAATCAATCAGAATTGCTTTTTTACCGTCACCTTCTGCCCAGTTAAGGACTTGTTCAATATGTTCTTCCTTTATTCCACTTGACACATCATATAAGTCTCTATTATTAAAATTTATACAGAAAAAATTCATTGCCGCTCTTCCTTCGTCGGACAGGCCAGCTCGAAATTCCTCATATTCAGGTCCATTTACAATATCGACTTCGGGAGGATGACCTTGAATTCCCCCAACATGAATTGATGTTATCTTGGGGCACCATTTCAGTTGTTCAATATAGGTTAGATCATTATCTAAAAATAACGCCGAGTCATACTCTGCGGCGGCCATTCTTTCTAGTAAGGAAGGTCTAAATAAATCTCTATGATGTCTTCTAATGATCTATATTCTAACCCTTGGGATTGGTGCCGATTATTGTAAGGCCCTCTCTAAAGCATTTGAGTCGAAGCGACTCTACGCCGAGAAACACGGATATACATATATTCAGGGGTCGGAGTCTTTCTGGGATCGCGAGAGACCAATTTCGTGGTCAAAGATTCCTTTCCTCCTTCATCACCTCAACATCATTCCAGAGGACTCCATTGTCTGGCTAAGCGATGCGGATGTCTATATTACAAATCCCGAGTTGAGGTTGGAGGATCATGTTCTTCCGCTCTTGCCTCCGAATAAGGATTTTTTGATGACAATTGATGCCTGTCGCAACGTGAACGCAGGAAATATTATTATGCGAAATACGGCATGGACACGTGATTTCTGGAGACGAGTCTACGACCAGACGGATTGTATTTATCATATCTGGTGGGAGAATGCGGGGATTCTAAAACTATTAGGTGACGGGCCAGAGGACAGGGACCATGTTCAGATTACAGGGGAACACAAACAATTCAATGCGTATATACAGGGTGCCCCGAATCAGCCGCTTTGGACGCCTGGTGATTTTCTAGTCCATTTCGCAGGAATTTATGATCCGAAGAAAATGGAGGAGTTTATCGAGGCTATACGGGAAGGAAAGGTTCCAAGGATTTCGATGGTATAAACTGTCGTTTAGATTTATGTATAAAAATAAATTATTATGGTATGGATATCACATTCGGTATTATAACATCTGGCAATGATGAATTTATTAATAAAACAATTGATAGCATTGAAGCCGAACAGATTCCAAACTATGAAGTCATTATTGTAGGTGCCTTTTCAAGCATTCGAAAGAATACAACTGTTATTCCATTTGATCTAAATATAAGTGCGGTTTCAATAAAAAAGATGATGATAGCAGAAAAAGCAAAGTATCCTATTCTGGTCATGCTGCACGATTATATTCGTCTTAAGCCTGGATTCTATGAGGGGTTCGTGCGATTTGGTTCTGATTGGGATGTTGCGTCGTGTCAAATTCTTCAACGAGATGGAAAGAGGGGCCTTGATTGGCTTGGACTACCAAATGATCCTATCTATGGAAATGTATTACTTCCATATGATTATAGTAATCCTAAGGGACAATATGTTCCTGGTAATTTTTTTATTGTTAAAAAGGATTTTTTAATTAAGTATCCTTTTAATGTAAATTTAATGTGGGGAGAATCTGAGGATATTGAATGGTCAAAGAGAATATTTGGGGGAATATATAACTGTGGTTGGTTTCGTGATATTTTTAAGGGAGCTCTTCCTGATGAGCCTTCTTACGAAGCTGTTTATAAAATGAATATGTATTCTGCGGTTGAATATTTAAAAGAAAAAAAGCATGATCCTCTTTTTGATGAGAAATACGACTTACATTCAACAGCACATACGCAACCCCCAGAATGTAATATACATACACATCTATATATGAGAAAACGATAAAAATAATTTCTAAACCATAAATATAGAATGTCTAACAATAACGGCACCATGAAGAATATGATGGGTGGAAAGATGCCTGCGGTAGGAACGAAGGCCCAGGTCTGGCATGGCACGGCCAAGCACACGTCCGGCGGCCTGACAAAGAGCGATCTCATGAAGACTCGCAAGGGCCGCATCGTCAGCAAGAAGAAGCACGCGGCTGGCAAGAAGGCGTTGAAGCAGCTGAAGAAGGCGGGCTATGTTGCCAAGAAGGGCACGTTTAAGCTCTTTAAGAAGTAAAGAGCGACAGCGACGTAGGAGCTCAAGCTTTTCAAGAAGTAAAGAAGTAAAAAAAATATCCAAAATAGAATGGCTCCACCAAATATCAAACCTCTTACAATTGAAGAATTAAATGCCCTTCATCTTCGTGTTATCAATAATGAAGGATTCCCAAATGTATTATCTGAAATAGAATATCATTCAAATGAATTTGTCCAACCTAGAGCACAGGAATATATACGGCGTATTAGAGAATATTTTGATCGAGAAATTGCTGTCAATGGATTCGTTCAGCCAGCTGAAGATTTAATTCGTATAAGGGCTGCTCTTCGTTTTCTTATACGAACAAAGATTAATCCTATGGAGAGCCTTATGCCAATCGAAAATATTTTACCTCCAGTTGCTCGAGTACCTCCCCCCCCTCGGCACGGAGGTAGACGTCGTAAACACAGAAAAACAAGATCAAAGACACAAACACGAAAGGCCAGAAGTCGTCGGTAAGCGACTTAAAATCACCATATAAAAAGATCCAGTGAATCTATTTATATGTCATTACAACTACCCGTTGTGATTGTCCATACAGGAAATCAGCTCTATTTACAAAAATGTATTGAGCTTAATTCTCTATACAATAAAGTCTATCTCCTCGGTGACGATACAAATAAAGAGACACATAGTGAGTTCACGCATATAGACTCTCTCCAGACGAATGAAGTGATCGAGTTTAAGAAATGTTTTGTGAATTACAGCACAAATGCGTCGACGTATGAATTAAATTGTTTCCTACGCGTGTTCTATATAAGAGAGTTTATGAGGCAGAAAGGATTTGAATCGGTGTTTCATCTCGACAGTGATTGTATACTTCTCGAAAAGTTAAGTGAGATATTTCCTGAGACTACAGATCTGGTTGCGTATTCGCTACAAACCAATCAGGCCTTAAATCACATGGTTGGATCAATTCATAACGGGCTGTTAACGATGACCTTCTGTGATCTATTTATTCAGCTCTGTTTTGATATTTATAAAACAAAAAGCAAACATCGTCTCATTGAGCCGAAAATACGTCATCATACAACCTATAAAATCGGCGGAGGTATTTGCGACATGACTCTCTATTATTTGCTCAACTCGGAAGGTATTCTTCGTTCAATCGACGATTTGAATCAACCACGAATGTTGTTTGGAGAGAAATGCGTCTTTGATCATCAACTCTCAAGTAGTTATGGATTCCTCGGAGACAACACATATAGAATGAAAGACGGTCAAAAGGAACTTGTTGAAGAGAATAACAAGACGTATGTAAAGACTGTTACAGGTGAGAAGATCCGTCTTCTCAGCCTTCATTACCAAGGAAAGCATAAGACATTACTCACAGTGAAGTGAAGTGAAATTTGAAACAAATTCATCGTATCCTGGTAGCCAGAATACAATGAATTACAGTGCCTGTTCTCTTTGTAAAGGATACGGCCACAACCTAATGAACTGCCCCGATCTCCGTGATACAAGTGGTCAGCAAGGAGGAGGCGGTGGCCATGACCATGATGACGATCATTTCGCCGAGCAAATCCGATCCGCCAATTCGCGTAAGAATTCTGCCGATTCAGTCGCATTGAACGTATCGGCCGTCGCATCTCCTTCGCCCACGTCATACCAGTATACGGATCCAGATCTTTCTGACTCTCCAATGGAGGACCAGACAAGTCCCGCTCTCGCCGCCTTGAGTTCGGGAACAACCGATTTCAGATTGATTGCCGCCAGTCTGAGAGATCCCATTCGTGAGAGCAAGCTTTCTTCGATGCGATTCGCGTCATAGGCACTCGGAAAATAAATAACATCCCACTCTCCCTTTGGTTGTCCGAGGCCAAATCCGAGGACAGTTGTATCGTGGGAACAGAGTTTCTGTAGCACGGGGGCCGACGGCTCTTCGCCCAACCAGACAACCCGTAATGGCTTCCCCGCATGCCCACTGTAGGTCAAGGCAAGGCGAAGATCCTGTGTGTCTTTTAGTCTATAGATACAATCCCAGTCTGTTTTTTTGGCCCAATGAGGCAGTTTACGACCGTCGCTTATAATTAAGAGACTTCGTCCTCGTCCGAGAAGTTCTTGCTCCAGGACACGGAGACGATTCGGGACGAGTGTTTCCTCGCCTTGTATCCATATTTTCCGACCTCGTAGAGAACTTGAGAACCCCTCTACACGAACGGTATCCATCTTTGTATTTAGCGTCTAAAACGAGATCGACCAGAGAACCGCAGTGCCAGTCCTAGAATAGACCCCACAATCAATACAGTCGCTACTGTTTTCGGTATATAATCCCATTTATATAAGAAAATCTTCTTAAAGAGAATTTCCTCCGACTTTTTGAACTGGGCGGAGTAATCGATCTCCTTATTTTCAATATCAGATACACCCGTGGCCTGTGTTGCCAAATGAGGAACCGTGGACCATGATCTTTCCTTTTCCTTATAATACACATCGATTTTCATATTCTCATGGATCGCGTCCAATAAATGATCGTAGGATCCCTCATGAATCAGAATAAACTGTGTTGCCCATCCTGAGACTTCAAGAAGCGGGGGCTCTTCCTGAATAACACGGGCTGAAAACAAATACGAGGATCCGCCGTTAAAGATATCCCATTCACTACGTCTGGCCCATAAGGACGGCAATAAGGCCCGAAACCGTTCCTGGGCATCGTTCTCGGGCTTACAATCATCTTCAACAATGAGAACCCACGGATATTTACGATCTTTGGCGATCTGAATACATTTTTTGTGAGAAAGACTACATCCTTTCCACCCAGGCTTCATTCGCACAGCCTCCACTCTCTGAAGAGGGACACGCCAAGACTGAAAGGCATTCTGTATTGAGACCCATCGATCTTTTCTCTCTTCTAAGTTAATCACTAAAATAGGTGGAATATCCATCCTTTCTATCCGAGCATAAGAAAAAGAGTTTCTCCCGTTCAGTTGGGCAATATAGAGGAGTTGTCATTTCAGGCATCATACATAGACTTCCTTCGAGTATGGGTGCATTCGGACATACAATCACAACACCCTTATTTGTCAGGGCATAGTCTTCATGAGTGTGATAGAAGATATGAAGATCTAATGCTCGCTTTCCATTTTCTGCGAGTAGGTATTCAAACGTCTGCCCATCCTTTGCGTGTATAAGACGTCTATGGGATGACGCCAGCCATGCCAGAGAGATCTTATACTGAGGTTCGTCGTGTCCTAACCAGAGGTCTCCACCCCTATACCATACATCACATTCAACTAGAATACCATCATTATCACGCTTCTCTAGAATATCAGGGGCGTTTTCTTCCATTAAAGAAGGTCCACACAGATTTCCACGATGTGCGATAAACGTGTATACAGGCACCTTGTAATAATCATAGCGTTCGGTGTCAAGCTGCCTCCATGAGCCTTTACCTACAATCCACGAATTTACATGGAGATCACCAAAGACACACTCTGACCAACGGATCCTCTCGGCCTCCAACTTCTCAAGCATGTCACGTGTGGGCTGTTTCTTCCAACGGAACAGAGTGCTGTGAATAATATCGTTTTCATACGGAATATCATGAGGCAGGCCCTCGACTAGAAGTGAAATCTGGATAGTCCTGCGTAATTGTAATAGACTAGCATAGTCTTTTGAGTAGCCGCATAACGCTAAGCCCGAGGACGTCCAGACAAGGCCTCTATATTGAACCGAATAGGCCTTCGGATTGATTTCAAGGACCTTCTTTATTGATAGAGCCACTTTTTCGGCGACTCCAGGATCTACTGAAGCAGAAGTCTTGAAGGAATGGTGCTGTAATAAAGTCAAATGGAGTTGGCCCTGTCCCTGTTCCTGATTTCCTGTAGGCACAGGTGTATACAAATAGATACTGTCGCCGAGGATATCATATAGACGCGAGACCAGTCTATGAAACGAAGGAAGAAGTGACCAGTTTCCTAGGGCATAGGTCGCATAACACCGTTCTGTCGCTATAGACCTATTTACAGACGTTAGTCCTTTATTCTTGATGTTCATTGTATCATAGATTCTCTCCAGTGTATCAAATGAGTTCATGTAAATAGTCTCTGCGAAATTTCTCTAAGTCTTCGGGAACACCGAGGCCCCACATTCCTTTACAGAGACTCACACGGGCCTTTTTACCCGCTGCGATCGCCTCATTATAGACAGGGCATACATAGAATTCATTGTTGGTGCGAATATTCTTGGCGATCATTTGCTCGGCATACAGAACAAAATCGGACCCCTTGGCCCATCCATACAATCCTACAGTCGCAAAGGGGCTTATCCACTTCTTCTCGGCAACTTCAGTCACAAGGCTATCATTGTCAACGGACGCATAGGACCACTTGATGTCGTTCTGGTTCGGTTGTAGAAAGGTGAGGATACAGCCATCATAGGTTGGATTTAATAGAGACTTATAAAAGGAATCAGAGTTCCATTCGAGAAACTGGTCGCTGTTGACAATGACGAGGGGGTCCTCTGAATTAATTCCCTCCTTTGCGAGCAGAACAGAACACGCGGCCCCCTCTGTGACGCCTTTTGTTAAATAAATCGCGAAGCTTACTCTTGGAGGCATACCAGCAAAAAGCTCATGAACAGGATACAGGGTCAAATGGTCGGATCGCATAATGAGATGGAACCTTACAAAGACAGATTCATCTTTCGGAAGCATGTTTTCGAGAACCCACTGAATCATGGGTTTAGAACCGACAGGAATAAAGGGTTTGGGATCCTTGAAGCCCGCCTTTACAAAGCGTGAGCCTTCGCCCGCCATCGGGACCACAATATTGAGGCGATTCACATGTGCGTAACGAGACTGAATATGATCTTGCGACAAGGCTAAATCGACGAGTTCAAGAGTAACATCCTCTGCGTCTTCGACTTCAAGGACATGTGCTCCTGACGCATATGCGGCCTCTCGCCCGTGCTGACTATCCTCAACAATAAGACAATCTGAAGGGTGAACACCTGCGGCCTCCATGGCCTTCAGATAGAGAGCAGGCGACGGCTTTCCTTCACTCGCATCCTCGTTTCCATAAAAGGCCTCAAAGAAATGATGTATTTCAAGGGCTCTCAATGACTCATTCACTGTGTTGCGAACAGCATTGGAAACACAGAAAAGGCGTAGACCTCTTGACTTTAATGAAGTCAATAAGTTCGTAAGGGTCGCACGAGGCTTCATCGTTCCGGGTAGCAATAAAAGAGTCAACTCCTGTTTTTTTGTGTATACTTTTTCGGCCTGTTCCGCAGTCAAGCTGCCCTTTTCAATAAGCATCGCTAACTTCTTTTTCGTCGGAAGTCCATCCATCACCTTTTCATGCTCAGCCCATGTAAGATCGATTGCTACAACTTCTTTTAATGCGTCTCGGAAGGTTTCGAAATGGAGAACTCTCGAATTAACGAGAACTCCATCTAGATCAAAGAGCACACACTTCATAGCTTTCTAGAATTTGTGGGTTGCTTTTAGATGGAGTTAGTATACGCGTTTATCCTTTTGATTCTTCTTGACTTGCCGTGGCTTTTTGTTTCTTCTGGCTTTGTGAGCAATATGGTGGAGTCGATCCAACGATCTCCCTTACAGTTTAATCTATGGCCTGCCCCGATTGTCTATATAGCACTGGCCTATCTGATGACCAAACTCAAAACACCCACAGAGGCCTTTGTATCAGGTCTTTGTGTGTATGCTGTCTATGATTTCACGAATCTCTCAACATTCAAGAACTATAGCCCTTATTTCGCAGTCGCGGACTCATTGTGGGGAGGTATCCTCTTTGCGTCTACACGATACATTCTAAATCGGGTTTTTACATAGGAGATCCATTATTATTTTCATTATTAACTTTTACATTCGCCTTTAGATTATTGTATAATTGATAAATATTCAAACGAAATTTTAACTTCATATCATCGCTTACATTCAGGCCTTCGATCGCATTAATCATGTCATCTTGACTATTATATTTTGCCACGAGATTTGCCATCATCTTTGCCTCTCTAGGGCCAAAATTTACCTTTTTTCTTTCTGCCTGAGCTTGCTCATTTGTTGCCCATTTTCTTTTTTCCTTTCTGTTTTCAGCTGCAAAAAATTTCGTATATCCAGTGCCTTTTGGAACAGATTTTCTTGATTCTACTAAGTTATTTTGATATGCGGCAGCCTCCGCTTTCTTTTGTTTGGCGAACGGATTTAGGAAACTGAAGTTGAACATAGAAGGCTTCTTCACTTCAGTAAATGCATGTCCTTGCCCACGTGTATTCTTATTATTTCGTAACTTACGCGTTGATCCATTGTTTGCCGTAACTGTATTTGAAAACTGTAAGGTTCTCGCCTTAGGTAAGGTGTTATTTAAGCGTTCTCTTATAATACGTTTATCATTGACACTGATATTTATATTTCTATTTATGGCATTATTCATATCTTTGCGTGTAGAAAACTGGCTTTTTAGACTATTGATATATTGATTAAATCTATTTTTTGTTGAAACGACCTCATTTACGGGATTTGCCCTTGATCTGACATTTACAGAACCACTTCGATTGGTAGAACCAATTTGAAGTGGCGGAAACGCTTTCCGTGTGTATGTTGACATTCTATCTATTTAGATGTCTTAAAATTTTTAGACATTATTAAAATTTTGATACACTATTAAAATTTTTAGACATTATTAAAATTTTGATACATGGAGGCAATATTCATCATGAATTTACGCTTCATGTTGTTACTTAAATTCAGGCCTTCTACCGCTACCATCATATCGGCAGGATCATTATATTTAGCTGTAAGGTTGGCCATTAACTTTGCCTCTTTAGGGCCAAAATTTCCCCTAGCATAAGGTCTCCTATAGTTTACGCTGCCTGGCCCTGAAAATCTGGAGATTGATTCCATAACTTCCTTCTCATTCGGATCCATAGCATTGAATTTTTCCTGGGTTAGTTTATTCATTACCATATTGGCCTGAGCTTTAGAGTTCGAACGAAATTCTTCTAAACTGTTTGGCCATGCTCTATATCTTGAGAATCCCCGTGTATTTTGATTATTCTTCTTTGTATTATTGGAAAACCCAAATGCTTGTAGACCATACTTTCTCATTAAGTTTCTTGATCCATTCTGTCTCTTCAGCGTCGGCTTCGGTTTTGCGAGAAGGTTTACACGATTTCTCCGTGTCATTGTAGGCGAAAACGCCATTCTTCCTCTGTTATTGCGATTACCAAAAGCTGCATTGAACGCAGACTGCGGAGGCATACTATTTAGTAGTCTATAAAATAGATGGCTAACAATGTCTGAAGATTGTTTTATTTGTCTAGAAAATACAAGACGACGACAGATTGATTTAGATTGTGTTTGTAAAGTCTGTGTTCATTCAAAATGCTGGAAAGAATATACTAAGCATAAGGGCCACGAAGAGTGCCCGTATTGTCATAAGGTTTCAAAAGGTGAAGAAGATACAGTATGTATTGAAAAGGCAATCTGGATAGTGTATTCTATTGTCGGGATATATCTTGTATTCGGCATTTGTCTACTACTCAAATAAAAGGATTGTGAGCCCAGTGTAACAGGGCCTGTCTCTGTGTGGGTCGACACGTCAAGTCACCTGCTGAACAATTCGCCTTAATTGCCCCCGAATGACGGACAAATGCCTTCCATCGTTTGATTTGGACCAAGTCTAACTCTGGAAGTCTGCGACCCATCCAATAGCGGCAATACCATTGAAACCAGCCTCTCTCATCAGGGTTTTCTTTGGAATCACTCAGAATGGCCCGACCCATTTTATCGATATGCCGTTTCTGGCCTTTCACAGGCGGCACCCATCCATACGTTCGCCATTCACTCAAGGGTAGTCTAGACTTGACTCCAAAGCAATTCACGGAGACATCTGCGGCAGCAGGGCTAGGCCGAAGCTTATCCAGTGTGAGTGCATTAAGAAACCATTCGGCAGGAAATTCCGTAATACAGTCATTCAGATATTTGCCTTCGAAGGCCCCCATGGCGAGGATCTCACCAGGGTCGCAATAAGGCCGAAAGTCGGAGGCAAAGTTCTGACCAGGCTCCTCTTCCAGCTTATATGAATATCCCTTTACCATTTTATTTGAGACACGAATCGTATCGCCTTTTTTAAAAGAGGACAGAGGTTTTCCTTTCTTAGTCAGAGCTCCCAGCATCCTATGCTATTAAGTCCACGTAAAATTGTTTCGTTTACCTGGCATTACAAGCCGCATACACATGGAACAGGCCAATCACGAAGTCACGGCGAAAGGCAAAGAGTTTCTTGCGTCTCTGGATCAAAGGGATCGAGAGCTCCATACTCTCGCAGCCAAGATGCTTGGGTCTTCGTATTTCGTTGAGAAGACACACTCATTTGTAAAATGGCTCAAGACACAGACTACTCCAAATACTCAATCTCCAGCAACAACGTAAAGTCGCGTCCATTGAGTCCAACAAGACGATCATATTCATCTCTCAGGGCAATATCTAATGTTTGTAAGCGTGCGATCGGAGCAGGTGAGGATCGAAAGAGAGGTTGAAATATTTCACCTGTAAAACTTTTGTAGTCAAGTGTCGGTGTATTCATATATAGAACAGCATGAGGTGATTGTTTCCCTATGGACCGTTCAATGGTTCCTAAATCCTGCGAATTGTCGTGATTTACATAAAGGTAGATACGATTCGTAAGAAGACTCACGTCCATTCCATTAGGTGCCCCAATAATGAGGGAAGAAGAAATATAATCATTGTTTAAGAATCCAAGAATACGAGCAGGTGAATTGATCATTGTAAGAACATTGTTAATATCATATAAGTCAACAAAATCACCAGATGAAAATAGAAATGAAAATGCGGTCGATCCAGCTGTTACGGAGACTGTTAGACGGTCTGTAGCAGGATCAACTGCGACAAGATAGGTATTGTTTTTTCCGTTGATTGCGTTGAGTTTATTCTGAAGTTCTGTAGCCAGAGTTGCTGACGTATACAGTCCAGGTGTAAGTGTAACTGTCACTTTCAAAGACCCTTCTAGAAAGGTAAAGGCGTTCCAGCCTGTATTCACTGTAAAGAGGCGAGACGGGACAGTTCCTCCAACGAGCTGGATACTTGTTACATCTTTTAAGGGCCGTTGAAATCTCCAACGAAAGGTATTAGCTAAAGGAAAAGACCTGATATTGCGATCACGACTGTTAATCTCGACAAGCAAAGATCGACGTCTTCTTTCTTTTACGGAGTTTGGTAGTAAAATGGCTTGTCCGGATGATTTTTGACCTTTGTGATCGGATATACCGAGGGGTGAATTCATTCTGACTGGGCTCATATAAAAAAAGAGAATCTTTTTAGTAGAATGGATGCCGCAGAGCCTTATCAAGAGTTAGCAAATGCATTAAATAATAAGCCTAATTTTAGTAAATACATGATACAATATGGAGGGACTACGTTAACTATAGTGGATCCTAAGCGTATTCGTAATGGTATACATGTGAGTGAAATGGAACTTAAAATAAGAAGAATTGCCTTTAAAGCCATTATGGATACATACGCCGATTTAAACACAAATCACAAGGATAGATCTGAGGCAACATACACATATGAATTTATAATACCTGGATGGTATCCAATTCCTGTATATCCCAGTCGTATCTTTGGGGCCTCATATCCTAAAAAATATGACTTATTGAGCAATTATAGTATTCCGAAGTTTGATCAGTCAATGGATTCTGCGTTAGCCTCATTAAAAACAAAATCAGGCTGGGCAATGGAATGTACATCTGCTCAAAAAATTGTCCAGTATGCTGTTCTTAATGCTACGGTTAAATCACTAGCAGATAAGCTCTTAACAACTGAGTTTCTGGATTCAAAATTAACGGATCAAGGAAGTGGAGTTCCTTATCCTAGTATTCAAGGATATGATGGCAAAAACAAAGGTATTATTGATCAATACTTAGCCAGGGGTGTTATAACTCAGAATCAAGCAGAATCGATGGTTCTCGATAAACAAAAAGCAAAACGAATGCTTACGTTTATTCAATTAGTAGGTCAGTTTTATAATGAAGTTCCAAGAGATACTGAACTCAGAACAGGCGATACCTTTTATATTTGGGGCCATCCAAACTATTCAGCGAGGAATCCGAATGGTGCCTTCCCTGGCGAGAACACCTTTTTTGCTGGATACAATGAGCGTGGTCTTAAATTATTTATGGGATTTGGTAAGAACTTTTTATCAGGCCCTAAACAATTAAAAGAAGTCCAGGCGTGGTTAGCATTAGAATATTTGGGTCTTCATGCCTTTCCAGAGGCTAATGCTACTAGATATAAAAAAGAGATGGAAACAATTACTACACAAAAAAAGTTACCAGCCAATCCGTCGCCCTTTGCGAAAGCATTCTTTGAGATTCGTTCTCAGCTTCCAACAGTTCAACGTCCTATAAAAAACGAAATACTAAATACAACATTTATTCAAGAGATCTGGGAAGCTTACCCTGATATGATTCCCAAAGAAGGAGGCAAAAGGAAATCAACTAGACGTCATAAGCGTCAAGGCAGAGCCTCCATAAAGAGCCGCAATCTCAGAAAAAGAGGAACACGCCGATCCTAGAATGGTAGGGCACCGAGCCAAGGCAAAGAAATCGATCGCAGCCTCCTTCATGCCGTCTTCTGATTCACGCGACAAGAGTTTCGCAGCGACTAAACAGCGTCCCGAGAATAAAGATGACAGCATTTCTTTGATGACATCGTCGTCTGTCACAAGCAAGAATGGACCAGTCGTCGATTCGAGATACCTCTTAAATCCCTGAAAAGGACTTTGTTGAATGGCCTTTTCATTGTCGCCTCGCCGAATATGAACACCAATGACGTTTGAGAAGTTAATGATGGATAGACGCTTCTCTAGTTCGATCGCAACGTCTGTAGACGGTTGAATCGATACCCTGAGGTGTCGAAGCCACCGCTCAGGATCTGTTGTATGAAACCGACCATAGGATTTCATGCTTAACTTATGTGTCTCAGTAAAGATTTTACGACAGCGTATCATATCTTTATCGCTTAAACACATCTCCGTTTTTTCGATCGCGTCATGTGTAAAGGATACGGAGGCGGGAAAGGCTCTCATATCGAACAGGGACTCAATACGGCACGCACAGGCCCGATTGAACGGATACCAGTGGACAACAAGAGGAACTCCTAGATCTTCTGCGAAGCAAATTCCAGAAATAAGAGCACGAATACGGTTGGCAAGTCCTGCGACGACTTCGAGGTGAATGGCCATGTTCACTAAAATTGAATGCGTTCAAAGGCTTAAGCCTTTATTTCACAACTACATTTATCTAAGCAACACTGGAGAAACTACAGAGCCTCGTTCGTTCCTTCAAGGGGAGCCATGGAGCGTTTTATGCATATACGGCGGGTCGTGTCCAAGCGTCTTGGAACTTGTGGCGGAAGGAGTTACCGATGATTCGGCCTTTCTATGCTGTCAAGTGTAATCCTGATCGTCTTCTTCTATCGCAGCTATCACAGCTTGGAGCAGGCTTCGATTGTGCGTCAGGCAGAGAGATGATGGAAGTTCTTGAACTCGGAGGCAAGGAGGCCTTTCAGAGTAGTGTTGTCTATGCGAATCCGTGTAAACCGCTCAGAGATCTTCAGAAGGCAAAGATCCTAGGATCTCCAACGACTGTAATTGATTCCTTTGAAGAGGTGGATAAGCTTGTGTCTGTAGGCTGGAAGGGAGGGGCCTTTGCCAGACTCCTTGTTGAGGACAAGAATAGCATTATGCCCTTTAGTCGAAAGTTTGGGTTCATGCCTGAAAAGGTGGCAGACTTATCAATATATGCAAAAAACAAGGGAATTGCCCTGAAGGGCGTCTCCTTTCATGTAGGGTCCGGTTGCGAGGATTCAAATCAATATAAGATCGCCATTGAGTTGGCGATGAAAGCACTCAAGATAATGAAAAGCGATAGCCATCCCGCGACAACGATTGATATTGGCGGCGGCTTTATGGCGGACCAGGGTCTCTTTGAGACGTATGCCCGAACAATTCGGTGTGGTCTATCACAGGCGTCCTTTGGCATTCCGAAGGCAGAGAGGCCTATCTTTATCGCGGAGCCTGGTCGGTTCTTTGCGACAAACTCGTTTGATCTCTTTGTCCAGGTCATTGGCAAGAAGCCATCACTGAAGGGCGATGGATGGCGTTACACCATTGACGAGAGTTTGTATGGTCAGTTCTCGTGTATTCCGTTTGACCACAAGAAACCTGAGTGGATACGGGTTCCGGCAAGTTATAACAAGGAGCCCTCGAGAAAGAAGGTCAAGGGGACTCTATTTGGTCGGACATGTGATAGTCTAGATATGATCGCACAATCGGAGGAAATGGAGGAGCTAGAGGTTGGCGATTGGCTCTGGTTTCCGAACATGGGTGCCTACACAAGTGTAACGGCGTCGGAGTTTAATGGCTTTCCGCGGCCTCCGTATCATTCGGATGAAACGACAATGTTCTTGCCTTTAGTAGATACTCTTAAAAGGAGTGGCTTCGCAAATGAGTTCCCGAAGGCGGTCAAAACAGTAACTCCTGTATCTATAGTAGAATGAGTCGTTTAGAAGAAACGGAATGGGGACCCGCAGGATCAGCAGCAGGAGCAGGAGCAGGAACAGAAGAAGAAGCAGCTCCTAGACAAAGACGTGGTAGTTTAAAAGGGTCTCGTGGTAGCGGACTTGAAGGAGCCGCAGTGCGTATAAATAGTGATGCGGAGGAGGCAAGTATTGGGATGTCCTATTATAATAGGGCTGCGAGGTTACCATACAATTGGAGAAGAAATCAGGCTGCTCAGCTAGAAGCAGATAGAGAACTAGCTCGGCTTGAAGCCGAAGCGGAGGCAGCTAGGCTTAGAGCGGAAGAGGAAGCCAGGGCTAGAGCAGAAGCAGAGGCCCAAGCTAGAGCACAAGCAGAAGCAGAAGCACAGGCCCAAGCCCAACAAAGCACATATAACCAGGGAGTTCAGCAAGGTTATCATCAAGTCGAGTGTAAACCAGGCGAAGAATGTAGTATTCAAGGCGGCACACGTAGGCGGCGTAAAATTAAACGCCGTTCAAAGACCAGCAAACGTAAATCCAAAAAGTATCGCTCATAAGATATCTTGAGTCTATACTAGAATGATTCTTGATTTACGGCCATATGGAATGAATTGGTCCATAGATTCATCAAAACCAGATTATATCCCAAAAAATCCTACTTTTTGTGATGTTGTTATAAATGGAAATGTTCTTAATTTTAAAAATAACAATACAACTCTAGGACAGTTTACATTTAATACTCTTTTAGGGGAGGGTTCTTATGGCAAAGCCTATACTGTAAATGAAAAAATTGATGGTCTAGAGATAGTCGTTAAAATGATTTCTAATTTTGATAAATCCCTGCTTATTAATACAGTTATTGAATTTATTATTCAGCTTCTTTGTGTTTTAGAAACACAAGATGAAAGTTTTGATGGATTCGATGGACCGTTTGTTCCACGTGTATACTTATTTGGAATGTCACGCAATACACTATTTATTATTTCCGAAAAAATGGATGTAACACTCGAGAAGCACCTTAAAAAAGATAAATCAGCAGGGTTTGTAAGATCAGCAATTCAGCAGATATCTAAGATTTTAGATATTTTACAGAAAAAGGATCGTTATAATCATCGTGATTTTAAAGCAGACAATGTAATGATTAAATATGAAGGTGACAAACCTTGTGTTAAATTAATTGATTTTGGTATGTCTTGTATGGAATATGATCAAATACGCCTAAATTCAGACCCTGCTACCTTATTTCATACTTGTAATATACCTTCTCGTGATTTGAGTAGTCTTTTTTATTATTTTCTTATGTTTGTTTATTCAAAGGCCGATAAGGTATGCGATATGTATCATATCATAAGAGTTTTATCATCGACAAATGGATATCCAACTAAATGGGAAGATCAATATACCTTTTATAATAGAACTGCATTGAATGAAAATTTATTACCTGATAATGTCTATACTGTCTTTAAAAATCTAGAAATAGAGGATGAGACTAATATGTGTAGTCAAATACATCCTTTTTGGGTTCATTCTATTAAAGTTCTTAATAGATTTGTCTTATCTGTATTAAAAGATGACGAGCTATTAGAACTAAAAAATAAAGTAATAGAAAACAGCTTACCATTATTATCTCAACAGAATAAGCAAAGACTTCTTACCATACATCCATTATCTAAAGAAGTGCTTGTGCGAGGTGTAGGTTCTCGTAATTTATTGAATTCTACTCGAAATAGAAAGAACAGAAAGAACAGGAAGAATAGAAAGAACAGAATGAACAGAAAGAGCAGAAAAATGGCTGCGTAAAATTAAACGCCGTTCAAAGGCAAAGGCCAGCAGAAGAAATGCCTGGAAACGTAAGTGCAAAGGCCAAGGTTCTTGATAAGGGTTCAATTGAGCTGCTTGAGATCTTTGGAAATGATCTAACTGTCGTGAATGCCGCTCGTGTGTCATTCGCGAAAGAGTCCGCAGAATTTAAGGAGGGTGACGGAAAGCTGATTATCTATCTGGCAAAGCATGGCCACATCAGCCCGTTCTTCCATCCCCAGATCCGTCTTCGTATTAAGATGCCGATCTTTGTTGCGAGAGAGTGGTATCGTCACACGGTCGGATTTGCCCGTAATGAAGTGTCTCGTCGTTATGTCGACAGCGACGTCGAGCTCTATCAGCCCAATGAAGAAGAGATAAGGGAGCGTGACGCAAACAAAAAGCAGGGGTCCAAGGATACTCCTATTGAGAACTCAATGACAGCCTACTCGGTTATTAAGGAACTCAATGAGAAGGCGGAGGAGGCGTATGCGTATCTACTTCATCTAAAGGTCGCACCTGAACTTGCTCGAACGGTTCTTCCTCAGGGAATGTATACGGAGTTTATCGAGACTGCATCTCTGTATGCGTATGCTCGTCTTTGTAAGCTTCGTCTGGATCCACAGGCCCAGAAGGAGATTCGTGACTATGCGACGGAACTTGATGTTATGTTGCGAATTGCCTTTCCTAAGAGCTGGGCCGCTTTGATGAACGACTCCTGGACCTCGCAGGGCGTCTCGGTCTAGATCTAGATCTGGATCGACGACCACCAGAAGCAATAGGAACAGGAAAAAATTCAACAGATCCAGGGGCGACTACACGAGTATATCCATTTATTTTTTGTGTATCTGTAACTGTATATTTGAATTTATCTCCATCTTCAGTGATAGTGTGACTGCTAGAAGAAGGCGGTTCGTCGAATTTGGCACCTCCTGTTCCCACAATATACTGTGGTATTTTTTTAATTGAGGTTCCAAAATGGGGCGACGAGTTTTCATTGGTTGTATTATGAAACTCAATCTCGCCAGTCTGAAAGAAATGTAAATGTGAACAGAGGATTGCGATAGGAAGATTGTATTGTAATATACTCAATACTCTATTTTTGTTGGGAAGTGTCCAAGGCCCCTTACCACGGATTCCAGCGATCGGGTGATGCTGGACAAGATAGTATTTAATACCTGTTAACACGATGCCTTTCAGCCATTCAAGCATAGCCTCAAGTTCATCTGTATACACATCGTCGTCATTAATAGCATAGAGTGAATTAAGAAAGATTAGAGAAAATCCGTCGGTAAAATGGACACAATAATAGGGACTAACAAGTCCATAGAGATTTTTTTCCTTTTCATAGACACTACTATTGGTCATGTTATGATTTCCAAAAGCAGTAAAGATATAGGACTTTGCTTTGTGGGCAATCTCAAATCCTTTTTGAACTTCATCGAGGTTATACCGTTTACTTCCATTGGCTTCTTTGAATGGATAGATATTGTCACCACCCAGAATCAATGTTTTAATTGGGTCAGCTTCTATCCTTTCAAAGACATGTTTATAGTCATATGTATTGGGATTGTTCCAACACCCTACAAATAAAAACGGATGTAATGGAACATCTGTTGGTATCTCCATTGCTCTACTTAGAGTGTAAAGTTTAGACCTCACAGTCGGAATCAGGAAAACTTGTATTCAGTTCGTCTGTATCAGGATTCCAGCGACCGTGATAGGCTCCTGGTTTTTTGTCAGATCCAACCTTATAGACCTTGTAGTTGTTGGAGTCGAGAAAGTAACTGCGACCTCCAACTTCAAGGCGGCGAACCTTAATGACCTTAACATCGACATCGTAGACAGTTGGTTCATTGGATTGGACTGCCTTTGTTACGATAGGGGTAGGTATAGGTGTAGGTGCGATAGGAGCTATAACAGGAACAGCAACTTCATCCTTGATCTTAATTGCCTTCTTAACTCTCGGCTTTTTCTCCTTTTCAACCGTTGGCACTGTCACAGGAGCAGCCGCAGCAGCAGGATCAACAACCTTCTTAGGCCTTCCCATATCGTCTGGAGTAGGTAATCCGTTTTCCTTTAGTTTCGCCAGATATTTAGCCGATCCGACAATCCGACTCCACTCAGGAAACTCTCCACCGATAAGCCCCTGCCACGACTTTGATTGATTCTTGTGTTTACCGACTTGTTTTCGGCCCAAACACTCCTGGCAAATCTCCTTTCCTGCTACACGCGTTCCATCGCAGTCTAGTTCAAGATGAAACGACCCCTGTGTTCCACTCAGATCAATCTTGTGACTTGGACCTTCTTTACAGCGTCGAGCAAGACATTTCGTAGCCATTCTAATGGTTTATACGGTTACAGGAACGTAGTCCCCGTTTCAAATTTACTTATATTACTAGATGGACACACCGCATATCCCTTTGTCACAGAGATATAAATCACTTGGTTATTCTTTGATTACGGTTCTATGGTGGATTGGTGTCTGGGGCCTCGCAGAAACAGTTGTCGGGTTTCTCGTCAAAGAGTCGCTTCTCCTACGTCTAGGTATCTTTTTATCCATGATCGCACTTGTTTTCTTTCTTGTATTGATCCATCCTGAATTCGTAGAGTATTTGTAGAATTCAAGATCATTTACGAAAATTTGAATTTGCGGCCCTGTCACATGAAGGCATTAAAATGAATGCCCACGTTCTTGTTCGTCTTTCAATCATTACTGGAATGCTTTCAGTAATGATTGGACTCGTGTCGGGCAACATGCCGAATGTCATTATTGGCCTAACTCTTATCTTGATGGCGTCTACTTTTCAGATGAAGCTTATTGAGCAGAACCCAATATAGAAAGCCCTACGTATAGACAGCCAAAGCCCTCGCACTCGGATCGGTTACACCAGGGCTCCACTTTGGCATCCAGAAATACGGTGTACAGCTCGTCGCTGCCACTTTTCCGAAGTTCAACTCATACGTATACCGATAGTAATACTGTTCGGCCGTCTTGGGCGGAAGATGCGGATAGTGTAAATATGCCCGTTCAAGCCGATCGGAATCAATGAAGACAGACACACGTTCTTGAATCTCTTGATACCATGATTTTTCTTGGCTGCTTACTCCGTCACTAAAGGCCTCCTTGCGTCTCCACAACACATCGTGGGGCAGCGTAACACCATCATCGAAAGCTCTGCGAAGGATCCATTTCTCAACCTGCTGCCCCTTGATCGGCCGCCGCCATTCAGTCGCAATGGACCGAGCCACCGCTACAAACTGCTTGTCGAGGAATGGTGTTCTCGGTTCGAGTCCATGACTGCTAATACAACGATCACTTCTTTGAACATCAAACATGTGAATATCCGTTAGAAGACGCGTAACTTCTTCTTCGAACGCCCGATTGTTCGGTGCCTGATAGAAATACAGGTAGGAACCAAAGACTTCATCGGATCCATCACCATTAAAAACGACTTTACAATCCGATACCTCTCGAATCTTCTTTGAAACGAGCCAATTTCCAACAGACGCACGCACGGTCGTCGTGTCATAGGTCTCAATATCGTAAATGACATTCGGAATCGCTTTGAAGAAATCGTCCGCCGTCAAGCAGATTTCCGTGTGATCACTTCCAATCCAGTCGGCCACTTTCTTCGCATACTTCAAATCAGAGGATCCACTCATTCCAATACTAAATGTCTTTAGAGGAGGCTTACCTGCTGCCAGTAATGTCTTATTGACAAGGGATGCGATCAGACTACTATCGATGCCACCACTTAAGAGAGCCGCAACAGGGCGTTCCATCATCATGCGTTTCTGAACAGCCTGCTCCAGAGCGAAACGCAGAGACATACAGGCCATATCTAAGCCACATGGATTGACAGATGTATATAATGGGTTTGTTAGCCATGGTGGGGAATGATACCGATCACTATACACCATCTTTTTGCTTGCGATATCCCAGATTTGGAAGGATCCAGGCGGAAACGGCACCACAGATTCGCAAAAAGGAAGAAGGGACTTGATTTCGCTGCCAAAAACAACATGCGAGACCTCAATCTTGATAAGGCCTTCTACCTGTGATGTATAGAGGTTTTTTACACCTGTGTAGAGAGGCCGAACACCATACGGATCTCTGCCTACGATGACACGACCTCTGGCCTTATCTACAATAACGATTGAAAAAACACCATCGAGGGCTCTAAAAAAAGAACTGAGATTATCCTGAAAGAGAATATACAAGTTGCCGAGAACTTCACAATCGGAACCAGAAACAGTAGGTGCTAGAGCATTCTCGTCGATGATGTTCTTCCAATTATAGATTTCGCCGTTACACATCCAATGGATCTGACCTTTTGTGAACGGCTGCATTCCGCCCTCGTTGAGTCCGTTGATCGCAAGACGTGTAAATCCCATAGTGCATGAAGATAGATCTTTAATTTCCATGCTTTCCGGTCCTCTTGCTACTAGAGGCTTGACCCATGTCTCAGGGGAATACAGTGGTTTCACTTGGCCCAGACAAAACCAAATGCCACACATTCTTTCTTTTTGGTAGGATTCATTCTTTAGGGTCTATGGTTAGAATGGACGCCAGCGATATTATCCGCAAACTCCAAACCAGAACGAATTTTAACTATACACTGGGCAAGCTGAGAGTTACACAGCCCACAATAAATATCAGCACGTGCGCAGCTATACCTGTGGCGACCATTTTGAATTTCACTAGCTACGAGGATCGGACAAATTTTTATCAAGGAAAGCAATTTAACAGCACATGCACAACGACTGCGGGACCCTTTAGCTAAAGACATTCCGACTCTATAGAAGTATATAAGTCTAGATGTCGAGCGAAAAGCCACTTACAGAGAGAGTAAAGGAATCCATAACTCTTATCAAAAAGCTCAAAGAGCTTGGTCTCGATGAGCGTGAACCAGGCTACAATACAATTCGAGACCATATGAATAACTGGATCAAGAATAGCACACCGTTCGACGGAAAGGTTGAGTTTCTATATCTTGATAGGGATGCTGATCTTGTTTTGCCGATGGACTCGACAAAAGCTGCGACGATCGCACTCAAGGTAAGGAAATAACTGTCTCCATAAGAAGTAAGGGCTAGATAGCATGAGTTTCAACATAGAAGGATCTTTATACGAGCTTGTAGCTCGAGGAAATAAAGATGTCTATTTCATCGACGACGCAAAAACGGCCAAGAATCTATTTGATACTCGGTATGGCCCGACACCGCCCCATCTCCACGAGATTCGCAGACTTCCTCCCCTAAATACAGCCGATTTTGGTCGCAGTTTTGAATTCCAGATTGAAATGGCAGGGGATGTCTTCATTGAGCCGACTCTTTTAATTGATCTTCCGTCTTGGCTTCCACCGACACAGACTTCTCTAAACCCCCAATCGGTTGTCACGGATATAGGAGGAGTTAGTTATGGATATACGAACGGCATTGGCTTCTTCATGTTTGAGAAGATACAGTTACTTCAAGATAATATCTTGCTACAGGAATTCAGTGGAGACGCCTTGTGGGCGACCAGCCGCAGTCGTGGATCTCTCAACTCCGCCCTTCTAGACAATAAAGTGACAGGAATACATGATGGGTCGCAGCTCTCCATCGCAAGAGCCGCCACACCTGGACGTCTACGACTCCAGCTACCACTTCTTGGATGCCAAGGGAGTGACGATGGAGGATTTCCTGCCTATTCCACGCCGCAGCAAACCTATCGGCTTCGGTGTTTCTTGAGACGCCTTGAGGATCTTGTTGAAGCCTCCGATGGACAGGCGAAGCCGACACCCTGGTCTTCCACCTTACAGATCCAGAGCAGTCGTAATGGCCCGATTCAGACATTTACAACTCTTGATCGCTCGGCGATCGGAACACCGACAGTCATTCTGGAAACACGGCATGTCTATATGGATGGAGAGACGCAGCAGGCTATGAAGAAAGGAAAACAAGAAATTCCTTTTGAGCGGCTCTATGAAAATGTGTATTCACAGTCACAGAATGATTACACGCCGATAGCGAGAGGAGCGGTCGCCTCAATTACGCGACGTCTAGAGGGAGTTCACCCGACATCACGGATTGTTTCTTTTTTCCGTTCTTCATCTTCGCTCCAGTCAAATCAACTCTGGAACCTGACGAATACGCCGTCGAATCCGTCATTCTACACAAATCTGAAACTTCTGGTGGCGGGGCGAGACAGAGAATCTCTCTTTTCGCCGTTTATCTGGAAAACTCTCGTTTCGCACGCAAAGTCCGAGAGAGATCCTGGACTCGAGCTGATTACAATGGACTGGACTCTGGGTGATGTCAGAAATCCGTCATTAATACAAAGACAAAGGCAGAGACAACCAGACGGCACAATCAATATGAGCACGGCGGATCGGCCTACATTTCTGATACAACTCGAGGCGGCGGCGACAAATAAAACGGAGTTACGAGTGATTGTTGAAACGTGGGCCACGTGTGTGGCGGAAAACCAGCGTATCTCCCTTTTATATGCTAATTAGAAGAGGTGAATGGCTACCTTTAACAGGCCCTCGGGTGACATTACAACACTCTTAGATTTAACTCCAAGAGATCTACAAGACAATAATTATTTCCCCTTGACGTCACAGACGTCATGGTTTACGCGGGATTCGACACGGCGTCATCAGCCGTTTGTTCCTGTTCTTCAGGACTTCCAGTATAGAGGTCCTGCGGCCTTTGGATATCGATTCAGTTTTGACATCGCATCACAGACATCTGGAGATTTATTACTTGGGGCTGTTCTTCAGATTGAGCTTGGAAGCTGGTTGGATCCTACGACGGTGCTATTGCTCCAGGGCGAGTTAACTCGGTATTCAGACCCCCAAAAAGCATGGTTTTATGCGAATGCTATTGGCATAATCCTTATACAAAGTGTTGAGCTGGAAATTGATGGTGTTACAATTGAGAAGGTTGATGGAGATTTCTCGACTGTCTTCACGCGGCTTTTTCCTGATTTAAATACACAATTTGGCCTGGCAGCAGATCATCTGGGTTTTCTAAGTATGGATCGTCTCCTACAGTGGAACCCGCAGCGTGTATTTCCAACGGAGAATGGATATATTCATTGTCTCTTACCACTCTTCTTTCAGAGAACCCATTTGAAAGAGGGTCTTCCTCTCATTGCGTGCCGCGAAGGATCTGTGCGGATTCATGTTCAGTTGCGGCCATTCTCGGAGGTTGTGAGGCAGGCGAGAGGATTCAGAGATACGTGTTCGGATGTTCCGATTAATAGGGAAATCTTGCTGGAAAAGGATGAAGGATTCTATCATAATCCTTACACGATCACAACATCGGCGTCTGAGCCGCAGCTTAACAATGTAAGGCTTTTGACGTGGGGTGCCTTACTGGATGGGAGCCTGAGAAATTCAATGCTACGACAGCCGTTTGAAGTGATGCACAGGGATGTTCAGACATTTTATTTCGCGGAGCCACTGAAATATGCGGCCTCGACAACAAATCCCGAGTCTGTTATTCGTGTCCAGTTGCCTCTAGAAGCGAATCATCCTTTGGAGGAAATCATCTGGTTTGTTCGACGGACGGACGTCTCACTCAATAATGAATGGACGAACTATTCATCAGTTCTTGAGAAAGAGTATGATCCTATTTTTAATCCGAGGGGGCCTTTACTCGTATCGGCAAAGATTCAGGCGAATGGTATTGATCTTGTTGAGGGCGAGGAATCCTATTTCCGTAATTTGATTTCAAAGCATCATAAGGGAGGAATCGCGGCGTATAACTCTTTTATTTATGGGTATCCATTTGCTAGACATCCTGGTCAACATCAACCCTCAGGATCCATTAATGCGAGTCGACTCCAGAGTTTACGTCTAGTCCTTGATGTGGTGTCTACGGGAACATGGGAAGTCAAGGTTTTTTGTATTGGTCTGAATTGGTTACGGTTCGAGAATGGTATGGCGAATCATATATTTACTGATTGAGATCACATTGATCGAAATCTTACTGATTGAGATCACATTGATCGAAATCTTACTGATTGAGATCACATTGATCGAAATCTTACTGATTGAGATCACATTGATCATAGCCTCACTGATTAAAATCCTTCATATTATAAATGGGTGACTCCTATGCGAAAATAGACTGCCAATGGTGTGGCCAAGAACATAGACTCGGATATTCTTATAAGGGAACAGGAGTTCCTTATTGTTCTAATATCTGTGAAAAGAAAAGCCTTGCCCCCTATGCCTCATCGGCTGCGAAGGCAAATGCGAGGGCCGCGAATAGCAAGGCAGTGAGGGAAGCAAGGGAAAAATACGAGGAAGAAAAGTATCAAAGAATTATGGCGGCCGCCGCGGCTGCGGCAGCTAGAGCAAAAGAGCAAGAAGAAAGGGAAAAGGAGGCAGCGGCCGCCGCCGCAGATGCCGACGCCGAGGCTGTAAAGGCCGCCATGGCACGTTTTTATGAGGCAGCGAAGGAGGATATGTTACGAGAGAAGGCGGGCAAGGCAAAAGGGGGCTACAGCCGCAAACTGCGAAAAAATTGTAAGTAGTTAATCCAAATAGGAGAAGCACACAATGAGTTGTATCTTTACACTCTTTCGAAGAGACCCACCCATAGTTATAGTCTATCCACCAATAAAGGATTACAAGGGGGCTGGATGTTTCTTTCATGACGACAAGCACTGTCTAGCAGGATATCAACCAAGAAAGAAGTCACCTTTAATCAGTGGTATAGGTGGAAATAAAGAACGAAATGAAGTGTATGTCTATACTGCTTTTCGTGAGCTGATTGAAGAGCTCTTTGAACCGAGAATACCTATACCAGAAGAACTTATAAATCTTCTCGGCAATAAGATAAAATATCATAATGTTCATGTGACAAAGGGATATGTAATCCTTGATTATGGATTTGACGATTTAGTCAAGATTCTAAAACTCTGTAAAGAGTTTGGCCTGAAGACACCACTCTATAAGACATTTCCTCTCACTCTCCAGCAACTCATTCATGATAGAATTCCTATTAATTACTCTGAAATTTCGCATTTTGCTCTTATACCAATGATTCTGTATCGTGACGCATCTGTTATTGTCCAGAAAGATTTTATTCGAGATATACGGTCTATACTTGAGAAACATGCGTCACCGAAAGAGATTGAGGAATCTCAAGAGGATAAGTAGATGGTGGTTGCCCTCCTCCGAGTGATTCATACAGGTCTACAAGACGAACGGCTCTTGCCGACAAAAGGGAATCCTGTGACTTCCTTTTTTCAGAAAGTTTTCCTCAAAGCGGGTCGGTTCACGACACAATGGGTTCGTCTTGATTTTGATACACGGCCAAACTTCAGTTCTGCGGCGACGCTTACTTTACCGCGCATTGGTCATCTTATAACCCGTCTCTATCTCGTAACCACCATGCCTGACATCTTAACACCCCAGCTCATTGCTCAACAGGATCCACTTTTTCAAGGCCCCACGTTTGGATGGACAAACAGTCTAGGGCATGCTCTTCTCACACAGGCAACTATTGATATTGGTGGATCACGGATTGAACAATTAAATGGGCGACTTCTAGAGGTTCTGGATGAATTTCAGACGCCCCTTGAAAAGGTCACAAGTGTGAATACACTCTTGCCTCGCTTCGATAATGGCTTCAATCTGAAAAGCATTGGATGGACTCCTACTCCGACGGTTGCGACAACACCACTCCCTTTCTGGTTTTGTAGAGGAGATCCTGGAACGGCGTTTCCGATCGATGCGATCAATGCGGATCAAGTCCGCCTGACGATTGGATTTGCCCCTGTTGAGTCATTGTATGTAAGTTCAGCCATTCTTGACCTTTCAGGAAATAGGATAGAGGTGACAACAACAACAACGCTTGTTCCCAAAAATGGATTTTGTTTGGATGGAGGTGGTTCCTATGTTCCTATCCAGAGTTCTACTTTTGTAAGAACAGATTCGACTGTCATTCTGGGCACCGCGATGCCTGCTACTCTTGTCTTAGGGGATACCTATGTGATGGCCGAGTATATCTATCTGGACAAGCCAGAGGCAAATAAGTTCCGCATCGCAGACTTCCAGTATCCGATTGTCCAGCATTATATGTTTGACGCGGTTGATTCGTTCGGTCAACCAAGAATAACAGTTCCTTTGAGAGTTCCAAATCCGTGCCGCGACCTGTATTTCTACGCACAGAGATACGAGGCAGGAGGATACAACGCACCCTTCTTGGCTACGAGAGAGCTGAATGTCTCTGGAAGACCAGGTGTTTGGTGGCCCGACGCATCGGGTCTGAATACACAGACATTTCAGGATTTGGTGCCTGCCTTCTCGGAGAGAGATTCTGAGCCGTTTGCGTCTATGAGTTTGATGTATGAAGGAAGACTAACACGCTATTCTGGCGCCTCACCTTCTGTTTTCAGAAGTCTGTTACCCTCGTATGAACAGAGAAAAAGTCCATGGGTGAATCGTTACATGTATAACATGACGTTTGGACTCCAGAATGGATTGTATCCTCCGTCGGTTGTGACGGGTGAGGCCAATTTAGATAAAATAGAAAAACTAGAGTTACAGCTCCAGTTTCAGCCGTTTAGAGGATCGCAGAACCCAACAAATGTCCCTCGTTTCTTGGTCTATGTCTTCGCGGAGACCTACAACATTCTGCGAGTGTATGGTGGCAGAGCGGGTCTTCTGTTTGCGTATTAAACATAAAATTGAAACGCCGTTACGTGGAACTGAACGCATACATCATGGAGACCTTCCGTGTTCGTCAACTTCTGTCCGCGATGGATTCGACAACGAAGGCCTCTCTCAAGAAGCTCCTTCCCAAGAAGCTCGTGAGCCCAGATGTTGCGACAGGAAAGTATCCGTGTGCGATTCTATCTGTGTTTCCCAAGGAGGAGTCTTACTCTTTGTTGGGATGCGTGGCGGAGGAACTTCTGCGTCTGCCGCCCTCGGAGATTACAGTTGCCTCTCTTCATACAGCCATCGAGAAGCTGTATCCAGACTACACGCCTACAAAGAAGGCAAAGGTTGTAAAGTCAAAGACAACGCAGCCTTTCCTTGATCATCTTATCGCAACTCGCACAAAGCTCGACGCGGTCGTGAAGGGCACACTTGTCTTTGATACGGTTGTTCGCTATGAGGCGGTCGAGGGCCATCCTGACGCACAGACAGAGACGCAGCTGTTTGAAGTCAAGCTGACGGGCATGCTGAAGAAGAATTGGGTAGATTTCCTATTCCAGGTCTTTGCCTACGCGGCCCTCCACGAGCCTGCTACTGATGTCTATCTTGTTCTTCCTCTCCAGGATACAGTGTGGCACCAGTCCGTTGCTAAGTGGACGAGTCGAAAGGCCTATCGTGATCTCTTGAATACTCTAAGCAAGGGTTACCAAGAGCCGACCGCAGCCCTATCACCAATTATGGGCATGCTTCTACAGGAAACCCACAACATTGGCTCTCATGTTCAGAAGCTCAAGACAGTCGCCTTGACTCTTTCGGGTCTGGCAGACGAGGCCCATAAGCCCTTCCAGATGTTTCTAACGGGCCCACAGAATACCAAGATTGTCATGAAGGATGAGGATATCGCGGCTGCCTTCTCGACACAACAGTTGACCGCAGTCCGAATGTATGTCCATAGTCCGTATATCATCAATCTCTGTCACGAGCCTGGAACAAAGGAGGATTATGGAGTTGTCTGTCTCCAGAAGAATCTCCAGTATGCGAATGCGATGGGTCTGAAGGGTGTTGTTGTTCATGTGGGCAAGTCAACTGATCTTCCTCTTACCACAGCCCTTGAACATATGCGTAAGAATATTGTAAAGGCAATGGAGTCGGCGACGGATGCGTGTCCGATTCTCCTAGAAACTCCCGCAGGCCAAGGATCGGAAACTCTGACGACCTACGATGACTTTGTTTCCTTCGTAAAGTCATTCGACTCGCCCAAACTCCGTATCTGTGTTGACACGTGCCACGTATTCGCAACAGGCCAGAATCCGTTGGAGTATATTCAGAAGATGACCACGCTCGACTCGACACTTCTCAAGCTTGTTCATTTCAATGACTCCTCTACACCGTGCGGATCCTGCCTTGACCGTCATGCGTTTATTGGCACAGGCAAGATTGGTTACGCGGCTCTAGAGGAGATTGCCGATTATTGTATGGACCGAGGCATTCCGATGCTTGTGGAGTGATCAAAAAATTGAAACAAATGGCTGTAAAAAGGCCAGTAAGTAACACAATGCAGATTCCAGACGCAATTCTTAACAAAGAGCGGGCTCTGACGGCCGATGAGATTTCAATCTACAAGATTGACGCGGGCCCTGGTGGCTCTAGCACAGCTGAGTGGCACACATCGTTTCTTCTAGATTTCTACCAGTATCAGTTTCGTGTAAGGTCTCCTGTGATGGATACACACAAACTCTATTATCTGACCATTCGGAAAACTCCATCTAAACAGGAAAAAACAGATCCATTAGATCCTCATGAACTCGATCACCATTGATTCTACACAGGCAAAATCTGATCTTTGTCTTTTGTGCGCAGAGTCAGGCACTGACAAGAGTCCTTTTACCGCGAATGGTCACAGACATCCTTATACGATGCCTTATTCCCTTCTTTTTGAACCGTTAAGGCACAAGCCGATCAAGTTCGCAGAGATTGGTGTGTTTCGCGGTGCGTCCTTGAGGGCCTGGAGAAATTATTTTACGCAGGCTCGGATCTTTGGCTATGATAATGATCGGCCGAATCTGGAGTATATTCTTTCAATGGGTCTTCCTAACACATTCTTGGCTCTTATGGACGCTAGTAAGGAAGAGGCAATTGTTGGGGGTCTAGCTGGATATTGTCAACAGGATTCGGAACTTTTTGACGTGATTTTGGATGATGCGTCGCATGATCCTCATGACCAGTGCCTTGTTATCAAGCATGGTCTACAGTTTTTGAAGAAGGGAGGCCTTCTTATTGTAGAGGATATCTTTCGTGAGCGGTCGATTGAGCTCTATGAAAAAACGTTGGAGGAGATTAAGCCTCTGATTTCGTTCCATACATTTATCGTGTGCGACCACGCACTCCGTTACTCGCCTGGATGGAACAATGACAAGTTACTCGTCTTCGTTCGGGCATAGAGCTTGCGGTTCTAGTTCATAAGGCTCAGATTCCAATTCACATACTTCAGTCCGAATAAGAGCTCTACTGATCTGCCAACGGTAGTTCTCTTCCTCCTCTTCAATCTCGACCAACTTCATTGCCTCTTTTTGTTTTTGTTCTCTCTTGAGACGTGAACAGGGGAATCGACGGGGCAAATTCATTAGAACAGGGTCAGGTGTTTCCTTGATGCGAGATGTAGATCCTTGCTTCTGAAAACGGCTTGTGGAGGCTAATTCTTCTTCCTGTATACTTTTCTTAAGTTTCTCTGCGAGTGATATACCCTGAAATGCGGTTTTTTTCTTCCAAGGCAGCGACATTGTGTTGATGTTGGAATACATCAACAAGCCACTCAATTTTAAGGCGAGAAGTATTCATTTATAAAATATCTCTGGAATGTAGCAATGCTACTTCTTTTCTTATCGGGTGCATCCCTTCTTTCTTTAGTCAATGCTCAGTATTCATGTTCAAGTGTTGGATCAATGACTCATACAATGAATGGATGCCCTGCTAATCAGGGATTTCCCGATTGTTCTTATATTCAGGCCAATTCAGCTGCAATCTGTTCTACGCTTTTAACAAGTTGGGAAATTGTTAATGGCCAATCCTGTAATTTACGCGGGGCTTCTTATGGGTGTATCTATGCTACCGGTCAATACTCAACAACAGACGAATTTTGTTGCCCGCTTGTTCTTTCAGGTGGGGCTGCTGCGACTGCTTCCTCAACTGCTTCATCCTCTGTAACTCCTAAGGCGTCTATGTCTGCCATTGTAACTGCGTCTTCTACTGCGACCGCAAGTGCCACAGAGACAGCGACTACAACTGCGACCGCAAGTGCCACAGAGACAGCGTCTTCTTCTGCTTCTGCGTCTGCGACCGCAAGTGTGACAGCGACAGCGTCTTCTAGTGCGACCGCAAGTGTGACAGCGACAGCGTCTTCTAGTGCATCAGCGACAGCGACTGCGACCTCAACCTCAACCTCAACCTCCACAGAGACCTTAACATCTACACCAACAATCTCTACAACATCAACACCGAGTCATATAAATACGACAATTATTACAGTCATAAAGACTGAAACAACTCCTGTATTCACGAATGGTGTCGCAGCCGCAATTGGGCTTTCTGCTATTTTTGGATTTAGTGTTCTAGTTCTATTTTGTTATTGCTGTGCGGCGTGTCTATTAAGAAGACGCCCTGATACAAATGTTCACAAACTTCCCGATGCGGAAAGGAGACCGTCAACAGTGATCACAGTAGAACGCAGACCGTCACAAGTTGGAACAGAACGCAGACCGTCACAAGTTGGAACAGAACGCAGAAAGTCACAAGTTCAGACTACTCTTCCTCCTGTATCATCCGTCTAGACTTCTCGACCCTAACACCGTAAAATTGTTTGTAAATGATGGCACTATACTATCATACACATACAATGACATCTTTAGTAATCGTTGAAAGTCCTGCGAAATGTAAAAAGATTCAGGGGTTCTTGGGTCCAGGCTGGCGAGTGGAGGCCACGATGGGTCATATTCGTGCTCTAGAGGAGGATCTCGAAGCGGTTGGTCTAGATCGCGACTTTGAGCCGCGATATGAATTCATTAAGGAGAAGTCAAAAGCCATCGCACATCTGAAGGAGGCAGCGAAGGCCGCCACGCGGATCTATATTGCCGCAGACGATGACCGTGAAGGCGAGGCGATTGCCTATTCGGTCGCAGTTCTTCTGAAGCTCGATCCTGAAACGGCTCTTCGTTCAGTCTTTCATGAGATCACAGAAGAGGCGGTTACAAAGGCGGTAAAGAATCCGCGTCATATTGACATGCACAAGGTGGAGGCCCAGCAGGCTCGGTCAATTCTTGATTTGATGGTTGGATTTACCTTGTCACCTCTCCTGTGGAAGCATATTGGGCCCGCCTTGTCGGCAGGTCGTTGCCAGACGCCTGCCCTGCGTCTCTTGTGCGACAAGGAAAAGGAGATTCAAGGATTCACAAGTGAGACTGTGTGGCGAGTCAAGGGCTCATGGTGTCCCTTCGGTGGAAACTTTGTATTTCCCGCGGATCTGAAGGATGAACTCGACGAGAAGGAGTCGGCGTTGAATTTCTTGGAAAATATTCATCAAGAGGTGGAGGCAACGATTCTGACTGCGACCACAAAGCCCTGGTCAGAATCCCCCCCGAAGCCGCTCATTACGAGCACTTTACAGCAGGAGGCATCTGCTCTATATGCGTCGCCACCAAAGAGGACAATGCAAATCGCCCAGAAGTTGTATGAGGCAGGTCATATCACTTATATGCGAACGGATCATGCGATTCTGTCTGAAGAGGCGACAAAGGATGCGACACAGTATATTCAGAAGAAGTTTGGGGATGCCTATGTTGGATCGCCTGTAGACGCAAAGGCAAAGTCAAAAACGACTGATACGAAAGTAGCAGCTCAAGAGGCCCACGAGGCCATTCGCCCTACGCATTTTGATCTTACAGAACTTCTAGCAGGTGAGGATTGGCTACCTCTTGACAGGAAGATTTACCGTCTTATCTGGGCTCGAGCGACTCAGAGTTGTATGGCCGCCGCAAAGGGCGATACGCGAACGATTATCTTTACAGCGAACGGAGATCCTGGAGAGTTTCCGTGGCAGGCGACGTGGAAGAGGACAACCTTTGCGGGATGGCGAAAGATCGGCGCCTCCGTGACGAACCTCGATGAGACGGAGGAGGATACAGTTACAGATGTCGCACAGGCAACATGGCTTCAGGCGATTTCATTGAAGGAGGGAGATAAGCTGAAGTGGACGACGCTGGAGACAAATCCGCAGATATCCAATCCGAAGCCGCGATACACAGAGGCAACTCTAGTGCGCGAACTTGAAAAGAAGGGTATTGGTCGCCCGAGCACATATGCTTCTCTAGTTGGAACATTGCTGGACAAGAAATACACGGAGAAGCGGGACAGGCCTCCTATCGATAGGAAGTTTTCGCGGTATCTTGTTAAAAAGGAGGGCCAATGGCCACCGATGGAGGAGATCGTCATAAAGAAGATTGGTGGCGAAAAGGACAAGATGGTTCCGACGGCCCTGGGTCTAAGTCTACTCGAGTTCTGCTTGAAGGAGTTTGGAAACTTGTTCGACTATGGATTTACTGCCCAGATGGAGTCGCGTCTAGATAAGGTTGCCGAAGGAAAGGAGCCTTGGAAGCAGGTCTGTCGGGACACATGGGCATCGTATAAGGATCATTATCTTGAACTAAAGGGACAGAAAGGTCAAGGTCAAGGTCAGAGCACCAAAGTCAAGGAGTTCAAGGATGGGCTCAAGGCTGTCCTAGGAAAGAAAGGTCCAATTCTTCTGAAGGAAGATCCATCAGGAGACAAGGAGAAAACAACGTTTTATGGATGGCCAGAGGGTGTTCCGTTTGGTGAGATGACAGAAGAGGCAGCGACTGTCTTCTGTTCAAACTTTAAAGACATGGTTAAAGCGAAAGTCGAAGGCCTTGTCATTGGCACATTACAAGGCGAGCCGATGGTGGAGAGGTCAGGAAAGTTTGGGGCATATGTTCAGTGGACGACCGTGAACGTCCCAAAAGTGGAGGGAGATACAGTCTTCACGCTTCAGGAGAAGCTGAAGGCAAAGGCGGAGGCATCTCTTCACACGTTGGGAGACTTTGTGTTTCGAAAGGGTCAGTATGGTCCGTTTATGTTTAAGAAGGGCTCCTCAGGAAGACCGCAGTTTGTGAGTCTACCCGAAGGTCTCGATCCAAAGACACTGACACTCGAGGCTGCGACACGGATCTATCAGAATGGCTTGGCAGAGAAGGGTAATTCGGGTAGGGGCAATGGTAGGGGTAGGGGTAATGGAAGGGGCCGTGGTCGTGGTCGTGGCCATTAATAGCTTCTTTGTTCATTGATGAATCTGATTTTATAACGATCAAGTATTGCCATAAGAAGCATTGATATAAAGAAAGAGATTACGAGTATTAAAAAGAAATCGTTCATTACTAGTAGTAGAAGAGAAGATGAAGGGGGAAATAAAAAGCCTCTTACCATCCGATTTTATACCGACTCCATCACAAAAACAAAAGAAGCACGCCACATGGATTATTCATCGATACCCGCCGATTACAAATGCGGGCGGAGAATTAATGGCCCACACCTTGAATGTTTTTTTAGTAAAGAATGGATGGACGGTAACTGTCTTACTTCCTTCGTTTCCTAAGAAATCCTACGAGGGGATTGACATTGTTGAGTTTTCTGACAAGAAGGCAGTCGAGACTATACTAACACACACATCTGTTATTTTGTCGCATATGAAACTCTCTCCGCTTGCCGTTACGACAGCCAAGCAACTTAATCTTCCAATTGTATTGGTGATGCACGGAACATATCAAGTTCCGTGGTTACGTGATTATATTGAAGAGATTCCGAAAAAACAGCTTCATCTGATTCACAACAGTGAATGGGTCAAACATTTTTACAGATCATTCAAGCTTGATGGAAAGGTATTGTATCCTCCAGTTGATTATAGTGAATATACATATCCAACTTCAAGACACTATGTGACTCTAGTAAATTGTGATCCTGATAAAGGTGGTGAGATCCTAGTCAAGATCGCAAAGGCAATGCCCTCTGTTGAGTTTCTCGGAGTTTTAGGAGGATACGGCCATCAATTTGTAGAGAAGGGCATTCCTAATTTACGCTATATGAAGAATACACCTGACGCATCCAAGTTCTATTCGCAGACCGACATTATTCTGATGCCGTCTTACTATGAATCGTGGGGCCGTGTAGCAGTCGAGGCGATGTCTTTAGGAATCCCAGTTATTGCTCATCCGACACCAGGACTGAAAGAGTCACTTGGAGACGCGGGCCTATTTGCGAATCGTGATTCGATTGACCAGTGGGTTCGTCTTATTGACAAGTTGAAGACAGATCCGTGGTTCTATGGATTGAAATCAGCGGAGGGACGTGTTAGAGCGAGACATCTTGATCCAGCCCCTCAATTAAAAGAGATAGAATCGTGGCTAAAATCTCTCTAAACACTAGTATAGATATAGATGTCTTCAACTTCACCTCCTACGTCTTCTGGAGGCACTAGATCGAGGTCAAATTCCGACTTATCAGGGAATGCGGTCGTCAAAAAGTTCTTGAATGGATGGACGCCGCAACAGGAGGCACTGATGGCGGAATGGTCAGACAAGGCGGCCTGTTATCGGTGGCTCCATGACCGCTGCGAGAAGAAGTTCAGTCGTTTAAATATGTTTATTACAATTCCTGTTATCATCTTATCGACACTTACAGGAACTGCGAACTTCGCAGTTGGTTCGTTTATCCCTCCCGATAATCCGACATTGAAAAACTATGTCGCGGCGGGTATTGGATCAATCTCGATTTTCGCAGGAATCTTAACGACGCTTGGAAACTTTTTACGATATGCCCAGGGTTCAGAGTCGAACCGTGTTGCCTCCATTGCGTGGGGTAAGTTCCAGCGTCAGATTGCGATAGAGTTGGCGATGCACCCCAATGACCGCACGGATTGTATGGATTTTCTGAATATCTGTCGTGCCGAGCTGGATCGTTTGATTGAGCAGTCTCCGCCTGTCCCTGATGATATTATCGCGGAATTTGAGAAGGAATTCAAGGATATTGCTAATATTAAAAGGCCCGAAATCTGTCGCGGAATTGAGCACACGAAGGTGTTCGATAATTCAAAGTCACGTCTACAGATGGCATCGGGTGAGGCTGCCCTCATGTTATATCACAAGAAAAAGATGTTGAGGGATGAGGTCATCCCTGATTTGAATAAGTTGATTGATAAGCGTATCATTGATTTATCGGGCACTTTAGTCCCGCATTTGCCTCAAATGAGTCCTCTGGAAAGAACATCATCTCTTCATTCATTGATGAAGCCGAGTGTAAAGCTAACGAATCAGGATACGGGCAGGCGGCGTATCCATTTGAATAGTCTAGTCTCTCCTCCTTCTGAACAGAGCGATATCCACATTGATATTATTGGAGGAGACAGAGTCGAGGCGACTACACAGTCAAAGACCTAAAACGGCCTCTTCAGATCAATACCGTTCCAATAAACAGCCTTGTCGCACCACTCCGCCCTGAAGGGATCAAGGACACGTGACAGAGGAGGGAGCATCTTTGTCGGCCTAGGCCAGCGATCCTCGGACGGCATATACATCATCTGCTTATCAGTGAGCACCATAACGATCTTATTCGGTATGGTGCTGACAAACGCATATGTGAGTCCATCTGTCGCAGGAAGATCATCAAGCTTCTGAGCAAGGAGCTCAACCTTTCCCCACGAAGAGTTCTTGTGTTGAATAAGAAGATCCATGCCGTCCTCTGTAAGGGCAGCCACTCTAGAAATGATAGGAAAGGGGAACGGAGTCCAGGCACTATGAATAGCAGGCATCGGCTCAACCCACTTGAAGACCCGCTTGTCGGTAAGCCCATGGACGAGCTGGAAGGTCGCATCTGTCGACTCAGGATTCGTAAATCGAAAGGCGAGGTAGGTGAAGCCCGTCATGGGAGGCGGAATGTTGACACGCCAGACAGATGAGGCATCCTCTTCTTGAATCCACTCACTAAAGATCTCCTTGTCTTCAAGATTCTTAGGAGCGTTCGCCTCAAACGGCCACGAATTGCGAATGTCGGCGAGAAACATTGTAGCGTATGTGTAATGCCCCACTGTATGCGAAACTCTGCTTCAATTTTTTATGGTAGGAGACCAATAGCATCCGTTTTCAATCGTGGAGGCACTCCGTGGGGTTTCGGCTTCAGTTGGATAAACCCAGGCATCATTCCAGAAATGAGAGATCACCGTGTGTGTTGCCCATCGTCCTCCTTTAATACCAAAGAGAACCTGTGTGGCTCCACCCATGACAACAACGATGAGGCCCTTCTTTTTGAGTTCGTGCCCAATGACTAGGCCCAGACCTCCGCAACCGACAATGGCAATACGAGCCCCAGATTCAACTGTTGCCGAGACAACGGATGTAACTGCGTCTTCCCATGTTTGAATGCCTTTGGGCCAGTCAGCTCGCCCGTTCGCTAAGGAAGGACAGTATCCAGTAACAATGGGGATCCACTGCGTTGTAGAGGGTAGAAGAGAATCGGTATAGAGAGGCCAAATCTCGTCTCTTTTCTTTATCTGGTCGATAGCGGTCTCTGCGAAGGAATTAATAATGGCGACTTTCTGATCTTTGAGAAGAGATGTCCAGCGTTTTTCAGGCTCGACATAATACGGTTCTAGACTCCGTAATGGGATCCGAGGTGCCTTGACCCCAATCGAGTCAAGAAAGACACGTTCTTTGTTTGCTAGAGGAGAATACCATCCCGCGACAAGAACATCGCATTCCTGAATGGCCTCACGTGTTCTTTGTGACCATGTAGTAACAGAGACATGTCCTTTGGGCCAGATACCCGCGTGGAGTTCTAGTCTCCCTTGGAATTCAGTCGAGTCGGACGAAAAAAGAGTTTCGAGTTCTATCGTTCCATTACGACCGACAAGAAAGCCAGTCTTCTCTTCTAAGGCTTTCTTAATTCCAGAAAAGATCTCCGCAGATCCTTGTTCGACGTTCATTAGTATAAAGTTGACACTCCCTTTTAGATTCATAGTATAGTAGAAAAATGTATACGAAGGTAGTCGCATCTCCATTGGAGATCGAGTTACAAGATATCGCAGCCTCTTATGGATTCGCACCGAAGATCCAACACGTGGATGGAAATGTTGTTCAAATGGATTCTATTGATGGTTTTTGTCTAGCGGATCAATACACGGACGATCCTGCGAAGATACCTAAAAAGATATGGTCAGAGATACATCGTATCTTAAGCATATTATATGAAAGAGAGGGTATTGAATATGTCGATATTACTGGATATAATTTCATTGAAGATATCGATGGAAAGATCTGGATACTTGATTTCGGCGATGCGTATTATACAGATAAAAATGGAAATAAAAAGATCAATTGGTTTCTGAAGGAGTTTCTTGATGAGCCCTATGGATGGAATCCTGATTTCGCATAGACTCAAGGCCGAGGCCTAGGCCGATGAGGAACAGCGAGACGCCAGGCAGGAATATTGGCTACAATGCTGGATGTTCCGAGAACATTTCCTGCTCCCGCAGCTGTCCATGGACTTGCCTCGGCAGCGATAGGGATAATAGGCTCTACAACAGGAGGAATAGGAGTCCCAGGCCTTTCAACAGGAAGACGAGCCTGTGGAGGCATCGCATGATCCACAGGCTCTTCAAACTCAACGATGACTTCCTCGCCATCGCACAGAACTATATTTGCGGGCTCTGTTTCGGACACAAAGATATCAACGGGATAGTTTCCCAGAGCCTTAATTGGAATCTGAAGAGTTGTGTGTGCTCGAATGACACCAATTGCTGACAATGCCTTTTCAAGCTCATCCTTGACATCGCTATTATAGAAGGCACTGTCAACCACCTTAAAGACAATACGGGTCGCACAAGGGAATGCCTCTTCGCTGAGGATCTCGATATTAAGTTCTTCGCCGTTGCCATAAAAGTGGCCTGAATCAATCATCCAGAGAGGAAGAAAGACGTGATTATCATCGCTGTCTTCCATGACGACAGGGTTGCCGCAGGGAACGACCCAGTCTCCAATCCGAATAAAATGACGAGCCCCTTCTTCATCCCGCATGATTTTCTTCCATAGGCCTTCAGAGATCTGCGCAGAAAACTGATCGCTACAAGAAACAGGAGCATACTCTTTCGACCAAAGGTGAATAATGGCTTCCATTTGAACACCCCCTACTTCGTAAACAGTTATTTCAATTTTATAAAGCAGGTGGATAGATGCGGTGCCAGACAAAGGCTGTGCGTTTTGTTTCAGCATTGGAGTCTACGCCAGAGCTAAGCGACTTACGGAAAATAATTATAAAGGAGCGATATGTTCCTCTTTTAGAGACATATGAGCGTCGGTGTTTTCGTCTCGCATATGCTTATCATCTTGCGAGACTACTGATAACAGTGGGTTCTTTAGTTGTTCCTGCTCTATTATCGATTCAGTATACAAATACGGGGACCTCCTCTACGTCCTATTCAGATCCCGATAGCTTCTCCTACCGTATTTATTGGGCAACATGGGTTCTTTCACTTTTAGTGACGACAAGCAATGGAATCGTGAGTGTATTTAAGCTTGATAAGAAATACTATTTTATTCATACAACCTATGAGCAATTACGAAGCGAGGGATGGCAATATTTGGGCCTTAGTGGTCGATATGGAGGGTCCTTGACCATAGGGCAGGTTCCGAGTCATGAGAACCAATTTATCTATTTTTGCCATATGATTGAAAAGATCAAGATGAGACAGGTTGAGGAGGAATATTATAAGATGAACGATACAAATACAGTCTCACAGGCAACCACAAAGACAAACGGAACAACAGAAGTAAAAACATCAACAACCGCACAGTCACTTGAAAATTTAATTCCTCTTACGCCTCTAAAATCGACCCTTGATTCAATTCATCCAGATTTAATGAAACAGTTGCTTGCCATGGGTTTTAAGTCTAAGGAGAAGGTAGACGATGGGACCTCCTCCCAAGAAAAGAAAAATGAACGCCCGCTGTCAGTGTCTATCGACCTGTCAGGAAATACCCTTGATGAATAGTCCTTTCTGTAAGAGACATATGAATATGTGTCCGAGAAGAAGTCCATTATCTGGCTATGAACCGAAATATGAGCCCGACCGTTGGAATAATGTGAAAGAGTTACGTGAAACACACAACTGTTTTGCCTATGCTTATAATATTCATGACCCGAAACAAATCGAGGACTGTAAAAAGGATCCCAATTGTAATACTCCGTTCCATCAACCTGGATCTGCCTCAGGCCATCCACGATTCAGAGGCACTCGTCTGAAAACATGCCCAGATATGATTGGGCGTCTGTTGGGAGACAACCCTGGACTGAAGATGACAACATTCAAGGACAGATGCCCTGCCCACACGTCAAAGATTTCTCTAGTTGTAGATCCCGATGAAGACTATCATTTTTATCGGCAGGATACAAATGGGTATTGGTCACACAAGCCTGGCGGGACAGAAGTGACAAATAAGGATGCGACTGGCCGTTATATCTACGACCCCGCGTTAGCGTCTCGTGACTATACGAGCAACGATTCGAATTTGGATTATAATGTATCCTGTGGATATTTCTGTCTAACTCGCGATAAGGCTCTTCGTATCAAGGTGGGTGGATACAGAAAAACCCTTCGATCCACTAAAGGGAAAGGGTTAAGGAGACAAACACGAAAGGCCTACTGATCTGTTCTGCGTGCCTCCAGCCATTTCTGGCCGAAGCGAGAGACCCAGAGGTTTCCAGGATCATAGAGTGCGAGTGCCTCTACACAATCGAGACGTTTTCTGACGTTGACTTCTAGCATACCTTTCAGGGTCGCAAGAACAATAGCTTTCTGTTGAAGCCATTTTCCTTGTGAGAAGGCGGGCCAGGTCAAGAGAATCTTTAGAATATAGACTAAGATACACCCGATAGACCAACTATCGTAACGTGGCCAATAGAGACGCCAGAATCCAGGCCAGTCACCTTTTAGGGCAGTTGAGCTTGTTTCCAAAAATGCATTGATCTCCTTGACATTCGCTTCGAGTGATTTCCCATAGAGTTGATGTAGATCTTTAAAGATCGGCTTTCCCATTACAGTCAGTTTAATTGCCTCGTCAAAGGTATACTCATTATTAAGAACCGCATTTTGAATAGTGACTTCAGGTGGTTCTAGATTCAGAATGACAGGGCTTAGGGGCGATCCGATACCAAAATCCAACTGTTTCCAGCGATCATCAAGGGTTTTATGAGTAATCTCTTTTCCGATGAAGGACATCCCAAAATCCAAGATATGAGGGACGTTTTTATCATCCATGAGTATATTATTGGGGTGTAGATCAAAGTGGCAGACACCTGCGACGGCGAGGGACGCCCCTGCCTCAAGAATATGTTTCATAAAAAAGAAGAAATCAAAGCGGCTAGGATGGAAGTTTGTGTCGATCAGAACAGAATAGACAGATGACTTACCACCGAAGGGTGTAAATGTCTGTAGTGTATCTTTGAATTTAATACGGCCTTCTTCAACTGGAGAACACTTGCCTGATAGTAAATTGGTATTTTTCTGTTTTGATTTCTCTAAAGGCTCACAGGACTCCGGTTCAGGTAAGAGAAAATAATTGGAGTAGAGAGGTAATTGACGTAAACGATTCGCGATAGTAATTTCTCTTGTAGCATCTTCTTTGGAGGTAAGTTTACCAACCATTGTTTTCGATGCTTTCAGTCCTGATTTACAGGCAAGAGGAGGGACAAAGACACATCCATAGGTGCCTTCTCCGATTTGTTTGCCGCCTTTTTGTGGCTCCATACTACTTCTATCTTGAGTGTGTATTTTTAACTCTTAAACTAGTTGTAGAGAAGATAGATGATCGGAATAACCCTGGCCTTGTTACTCCTTTTGGGGTTCGCTGCGGCCGAGCTCTTTTGGCCTAAAAAAGTATTTGAAGGATTTAACAACTTAGTCTCTGCGGTTTCACCATCAGGAGGCTATTTCGCCAACTTTGTGCCTCGGCGTGGTGATATTTCAATAGGACATGAGGAAGGAGGATATGACCAGGACCCGAGGTATTTCAGGGGGTATGTGGATGTTCAGCGTCTTGGTCTAGATCATGATTTTTGCCGTATGGTTGAGTCCAAGTCAGATAAGTCCAAGTTCTTTGCGTGTGCACTTGCGGGAACGGAGAATCTGAGTAGTCTAGACTTTAGAACACCCTCAACGAAAGAAAAAACAAACGATAAATTTCTTTTTATTCTGTCCCGTGACGACTACATGAGAGATACTAATAAAGACGGTAGGGCCGACTATTGTAGAATCTTAAAGGGAAAGTCAGGAGTCTATGAACCGCAGTGTAATAGAGCCCTTGACCACAATTTTGACTCGGCGTTGGTTGTGGATACAAATCCTCCGTCCGATATTGTAACCCTCACACGATTTTACCAGGGATGTGTCTTTTGGTATCGGTTCTATGATGATATGCTTGACTATGTCAATAATACACAGATTATGGTGATGGGAGGAGGGCATGTTGATGAGACACCGAAGCCGAAGATCACAGAGGCTCTTCGTTTCAATGGCCTTGACCAGTATTTGAGAATAGGTGATAGTCCCGATTTAGAGCTGGGCGCAGTTGTCCCGTTGCGGTCAATGAGGGGTATGATGGTCTGGGTTTTTTTTGAGGAATTTACAAATAATGCAAAGATTTTCGATTTTGGAGATGGGCCTGGTAAGAACAATGTTATGTTGGGAATCATTGGAAAGGGAGATCCTGATCCAACGTCTCAGATCATACGCAATGCGGTGATCTGTGATTCTCAGAATACGGTTCCTTCTTCGCCTTCTGGCCCTCAGCCAGGAATAACAATGTCTCCGCAGGACTTGATGAAATCAACGTCGGCGAATGTCGAGTTCTATGAGTGCGCCGATCTGGATATACCAGAGGTTCCGAGGCGTATTCGTCCTTCAAAAGCGGCCTTGATGCCCAAACAGACAGCGACTCTTTTATATGAGGTGTGGGATGAGCGTCAGCGTAAACTGTGTATTAAAGTTCCGGGTGTTATCAAGAAAGGCACATGGACGCATATTGCGATCACGGCGACATCAAGTGACGCTTTCCGTCCTAATATTGGCATCTATGTGGATGGTAAACAGGTCTTTGTAGAGCCTTCAGGATTTTTGCCGCAAACATCGACCTTGAGCAATTGTTATATTGGAAAGAGTAACTGGGCCAATGAGACAAGCCAGTATGCGAATAAGGATGAGCTGTTCAATGGTCGAATCTTTGATTTACGTGGCTACAAGTCACAGTTATCAGAGAATTTGATTAAGGATTCAATTGCGTGGGGCAAAGCGAAGCTGGGCTTATAAAAATTGATTTAAACCCAGCGGCCTATAAGGCATAGATGGAGTTTACCCCTCAGTTCTTTGACGAGGCGTCCAAGGCCTGGAAGGCAAATAAGGTTCGGATAGGCGAAGGACATTACCGATACAAGAAAAACGCATTTGTAAAAGAGAAGCCTGTTCTTCTAGAAAAACCCTCTCTTCAAAAAAAGCTCGAGCCCCGACGTTCACCGAGATTTACTGCCTCTAAGTAGATGACTAAACATGGAGGAGATGTCACTTTATTCGTATGCGAAGGCAAATATTATTGATAAGATCAAGAGAGCAGAAGAAGCTGAAGAGACAACTTTTTTTATGGGTGGATATCCACGACACTATATTGAGGCAGCTAGCAAAGCGATAAAGAACTATGAGGTCACGGTTGTGAAACAATCACCCATAGGGCTTGACTTTGAAATACGATTTACACAGAGGCCTGTAGAAGTTTCCATGCCCTCGCCAGGCGAGTTAGACCGATACCACCACCAAATCTCGGAAAGAAATCAAACCGCAAGAACTCTTCTAGTTCAGCTTCTACTCTCTCCTTTCCGAAGAGTTCAAATAGCTTGGCAGCATAGCCACCTTCACTGATACTATAAAAAGTGGACCGCATCTCAACCGTGTCACAGGACCGCTCGGCTGAGCCGATCGTCTCCTGGCCATACATAATAATGTCAATCTTGTTATAGAGACCATTGCCCTTACACCGCATATTCCAGAAAGGGCTTGTTCTCTCAGGAAAGTTCTGAAGACTGACGATCGGCCCCTTTTCACGCCACATTCTGCTCTCATGCTCATCTTCAAGTATAGAGACACCACCATACTCGGCACAGGTCGCATCATAGTCAACGACAATAGCATCTGCGAAGCCCAGGTGCTTTAGAATATCAGCCTCTAGAGTTTCAAGATCCTTCATATCACCTCTGCTCTCGAATTCAAACATCGGGAAGATCTTCTCGTGTCGACCAGGGATGGGCGTCTTCTCGTCGCGATACGAAGTGCTCACACAGAAAACACCAGGCCATTCGGGATTCTTCAGGAGTTCATACTCTAGCCACATTTGGCCCGTCTGGGGCAAAGGCCAGATCTCGCCATTATAGGAAAATGTGGCGACAGAGTGGGGGTTCTCGCAGGCCGCTAGAATAGAGAGCCGTGACTGTGTCGGGACTTCCTTGAATCCCTTTCCCGCAAAAAATTCACGAAGGCGAGAAACGAGTTCGTGGTAAGACTCAGTATCCTTCATGGTTTTTTCTACATAAAGAGTTGAGATTTTTATTTAGACTGCCGTTTTTTATGTGACCAACTTTTGATCACATAAAAAAAATGCTCCCAATCGGATTTGAACCGATGACTACCACCTCACATGCATATCATTAAAGACATAAGAGCGATGCTCTACCAACTGAGCTATGAGAGCTGTGACGGTTTTTAAAGATACCGTCAAACTGTGTGCCTCCGCGGCGAATCGAACACCGGGCCTATCGCTTACAAAGCGATTGCTCTAACCAACTGAGCTACGAAGGCAAATACACCTGGTGGGGGTCGAACCCACGGTCTTCCGCTTAGAAGGCGGACGCGATATCCACTTCGCTACAGGTGCGAAACGTGTATCTTTTGAACTTATCGTGTTTTTAAACTTATACTTTTCTACTTACGATTTAAGAGCGAGAAGCCAGGCGAGAACTGCTGCGAGTAGAGACCTGGCGAAAGCCAGGAGTAGGAATAAGAGTTACCGTCGTCTTCACAAGGCTGCGGCTCCAGTTAGACTGCCTCTCCTCCTGCTTCGAGTCGCCATCGAACTCGCTCTCTGACTCGTAGGCATCAGCGGCCTGCTCCTTCATGTTCTTCCGAGCCTCGACTGCCGCCTTACGAGGAGACTTACGAATACGGGCAAAGATAGAATCCATTTCACTCACTGCCCGACTACTAGGCGGCTGGGCCCCTCAATTTTTTTGGGCAACAATGCCAAGACCTATCGCACCTCCTACCAATAAGATCCCCCCAATAAGGGCAAATACAGGGACTGTAACATCTTTACGAGGCCTTAAAGATAAGTTTATTGTATTACTACGTCTTTTACGAGTAAGGTAAGCAGTTTGTATTGTTTTCAAGTTATGAAAAATACCAGTAAGAACCTTTCTTGTTTGTGACATTTTACTTCTATTTATATCTTGTAAAAAAAATGATAGTGTTGTAGAGTCTATCAACTCAGATACCGCGTAAGGGGCTCGAACCCTTGACTATCGGATTAAAAGCCCGATGCTCTACCAACTGAGCTAACGCGGTTGTGTGGTGGTTTGCCAAGACCATCCGAACTACTCCTCCACCAGGTGCTTTTTTAATAGAAGCACCAAACTATATACGAGGAATGGGATTTGAACCCATGCGGATTGCTCCAACGGATCTTGAGACCGTCTCCTTAACCACTCGGACATCCTCGTGACAACGAGGATGTGACCTTGTGCTCATAGCACTCGGACATCCTCGTAGGATACGCTCAGCGGGAATCGAACACGCGTAGCTACATTGGAAGTGTAGCATTCTACCACTGAATTATGAGCGTTATGTTTATCAGGCTCCTTATTAATTAGGCAAAATATAGATTGCTGTGAGGAGCCTTAGAGCCGTATGATCACCAGGTGCTTTTTAGCAAGAAGCACCAAACTTAATACCGATACCGGGAATCGAACCCGAGCCAAGGCTGTGAAAGAGCCCTATCCTAACCACTAGACTATATCGGTGAAGTGCCTTTCGGCGTTTACGAGGAGTGGGGATCGAACCCACGAGGCTTGCGCCAACAGATCTTAAGCCTGTCTCCTTAACCACTCGGACATCCTCGTAGGAGCGAGGATGTGGCCTTGTGCACATGGCACTCGGACATCCTCGTAGAAGCGAGGATGTGGCCTTGTGCTCATAGCACTCGGACATCCTCGTTATAACGATGGTGTATTCTTTTGATTTACCAGGATCCAATGAATATGTATCACAAGATATATAATATTGGTCGCAGTGTGGATCCTTGGAACTTGGTGCCACTCGGGATCGAACCGAGGTTCGGAGGTATCTGACATATTCAAAGCCTCCTGTCCTGACCACTAGACTATAGCACCAGTGAGAGGCCGCCGCCCCTGCCTGCCCCTACTTGAAACTTACGAGTCAATTTTTTAGGCCCCTTTCGAACCACGCAACCGACGAATCTCTTCAATCAAGACTCCCTTGTTATGTATACTCTGTATATGTTTAGGTCGTCCCCTCAGCTCGTTCCATATCTCGAGAAGTTGCTTACGCATCATGGTCTCAAGCCCATCAGTAGTTTGTGTAGATGAGGAAGGAGTAGGGAGATCAGGTATGAAATCAGATACGGTTTCATCGCTATCACCAAGGCCTGTTGACAACAGTTCAATAATGCGTCGCCAAATGGCGTGAACCAGTTCTGTTTCTCCAAAAGCTTCAAGCTGCTTAGACTGAGCCAGGAGATAACTGAGTTTATCATAGTCCATTGGTATGGTATGCCTTACTACCCAACAGTAAGGCACATCAATTTTTCAGGCATTGAATTAGCTTTCAATAAGAGCAATAAGAGCCTTTGTCTTTTCAATACGGATTCTCAAGTAGGACCGATGCTCATCCAAAGCGGCCTGCTCCGTTACAGAATTACTCGTTATGTCATTTGTTTCCTTTTGTTTTCTCAATAAATAGTCCAGGTAAGAACGGAGACTCTTGACGATCGAATCTTCAATATTCTCCATATAAATGCGACTCATCTTTTTTAGATCACCTGCCAGAGGAGGCATAAGCGTCTTTGTTACACTGGGATTGTAATCAAAATCCTCGCAGTTCGACCAATAAGAAAAGCCGTGGGCATAGTTGCTAGGAGGATCCATTTCTTCTAGTTAATCGTAAGGTTTTAGATTTATATTTTCTACGCATACTCTTGCGTCGTCTCTTTCCACCGACTGCTGCTGCTCCTGCCCTTGAAGAAGCAACACTACCAATCAACGCAGTAGGATCAGTTAGATAATTCTGTGTAAAGCCATAGGCCTTTGAATACTTCCCCTCTCCTTTTCGTGTGAACCCAAGACGATTGTAATAAGCAAGCAATTTCTCTCCATGCTTCCGTATTATTTCTTTATTTGTTCCTGGCGGAAATGAATCGATAACTCCTGGTTGGGCCTTAAACGCGAGGGGAAGTCCTAGTTGAGCCGCCTTACATGTTATAAGATAGAGTAACTCTTTCCCTAGACCTTTTAATAAAGATCTCACGAGATCTACATAGAAGACATTTCTACCACCAGCAAGCATAGAAGCAGCGATATTAAAATCAATATACCCCAGAATCGTATGGTCTTTATCTTTTTCTAGAACATTCAATCTATAATAACCACCACCAACCTTCTGGATATCACCTATTGTTAAGTTAAGTAGTATATCTATATCATTGCCTATCAATACATCGGCAGCTCGACCACTCTCATCAAAGACAGTTGTTATAATTTCGAATTTATATCTTTCTTTAAGGCTATTTATTGTTTGTCGACAAAAATCAGAGTCCATTCTACTAGACATCTTTATTGTTTGTCAAAAGAAATCGGAGTCCATGCGAAAGACATATATAAGTAAAGCCCCTATTATTTTGAGAATGTGTACGGCCCACCCCGTACCTAAAATTGAGGTAGGAGTTCCTGAATAGAAGAGGTAACCATGGCCCAGGATACAGGAAAGTTCCGTAAAAACAAGAAAGACCAGTTCTATACGAGGATAGATGTCGCAAAGGCATGTATTGCTAAACTCCAGGAACTTCTGCCTCAGACAAACTCCTGGCAGTGGATCGAGCCCGCCGCAGGAAACGGAGTTTTCCTGAAGGAACTTCCTCCAGGAACGGATAACTTGGGAATCGACCTGGACCCCAAGAGTTCTGGTATTTTGAAGGGAGACTTTCTTGAATGGACGCCTACAAGTCAGAAGAAACGCATTGTCTTTGGTAATCCTCCATTTGGCCGCCAAGGATGTCTTGCCAAGGCATTTATTCAGCATTCTGCGACCGCAGTCGGAGTAGACGCCATTGCGTTTATTCTACCCCGCTCCTTTGTAAAGCCGAGTATGTCACGCACGTTTCCCCTTGCCTTTCATTGTATTTATACCGAAGAACTTGCCAAGAATTCATTCGAGGTCAATGGATCGCCATATGACGTCCCCTGCGTATTTCAGATCTGGGAAAGACGAGACGTCAATCGCCAGGTGGTAGCCCAAGAAAGCCCTGTAGGATTTACATATGTAAAATCCGATGAAGACTATGATATTGCCTTCAGGCGTGTAGGAGGCAAGGCAGGAACATGTTACACGAAGGAGGAACCGTGTTGTAAACAGGCCCATTACTTCTTACAGCTCGACATACAAAACAAACCAAAAATAAAAAAGATCATAGATCTTGTGAACGATCATGTCTTTCCCTCGAATACGGTTGGACCGAGGAGTCTGTCAAAGGGAGAGGCGAACGAAGTGGTCAATGCGGTCATAGCGGGGCTTCAGTGAAAGACCCGCGGCCCCGCATGAATGGACGCCTGAATGGATCCGCCCTTGAACTGGTTAGTCGTGCTCTCCGCAACAATCCGCTCAGGGTTCTGAGTGAGAAAGGCCTGGAACTGCTTGAAGGAGAAGGAGCACTGAAGGCGGCTCTGCTGTGTGTTGACCTTTGGATTAAACTGGATGTAGCCAGAGAGGCGGTTGAGCTCAGCCTGCTTCGTCTTAATCGCCTTTTTTTCGTCCTCGGTAGGGGCTCGCTTCTGCGGGACGACCTTGATGAGTGTGTCGAGCTCCTGGATCTGGCTCCGAGTCAGAGATCCAAAGAGAAGAGCATTTGAGGCCGTTAGGTTCAGCTCCTTTATCGCCTTAACATTCTTCATGTTGCCGACCTGCTCGTAGCTCACGAGAGTAAGGTGAAGAGGCGTATCCAAGGCAGAGACCTCGTCAAAGACGCGAAGAGCATCGCCCATACAAATCGCGTTCTTCTCGCCGATGCACTTGACGGAGATATTGACAGGCCCGAGCTTGTTGAAGCGAGACGGCAGATCAAACTTCTCAGTGTAGCTGATCTGCGCCTTCTCCTCCTTCGTGAGGCCATAGACGTTCTGGAGGAGATCCGCCTCCCACGTGAAACCGTGCGACTGAACTTCTGCCATTTTTGCTTGATGAGTGCCTATCTATAAAAAAGGATATGGGTTCAAATTTTTTTAGTAGGCGTCTAGGAACATAAGTCGCATAGCCGCTGTCTGTATGAAAGACTCTAGGGTTAGTGAAGTCTCTTTCAATAACCCGAGCGTTCCTTCGTTTCTTGCCTTGATGGCATTGAAGGTATTGGACGAATGAATGATATGAAGAATGGTCTTGAAAGGGTTGAGTTGAACCATGGGTTCACTATAGTCATTCAGAAAGGCACTTTCAACCGCACATGTCTCTTTATCGTCGTAGCGATGGGTCTCACAATAGGATTTGCGAAACGCGAGAGTGCAATTGAGAGCATGGTTCTCATGATAAGGCCCTGCGGACATGACTTGCCGTAGATCCGTGTAATACATGTAGACTAGACTACAGCCAACCACATTGATGGACGGATTCAGATATAGAGCTCTCACTGCGTGCTCTACGCGTTCGGGAGGATAGTAATCATCGTCATCCATGACGACAATGATCGACCCCTTGGCTTCTTGGACTAGAATATTGAGTTTAGCACCCATGGTGAGTTTGTCTAGCCGTTGGATGTAACGGATATTGGGGAGATCCGCGACTTTGGGGAGAAAGACTGGGCCGACTGCGTCTGTTCCATCGTCCAAGACAATCCACTCCATTTCACTTAAAGGAAAGGTCTGCTGTCGATACATTGTGATGAGCCGATCCATGAAGCGGCCCCTGTTACAGGTAGACGTGATGACGGAGACTTTGACCATTGTGTGCCTTTATTGATGGCTTAACGCACATCAAATTTTGGTAGTAAGTAAAAAAGTCTTTTTGTCTTTTGATTTTATTTTCTTTTTGTTTTGTTTACTGGCAGATAGGAGCTCTCTGGCCGCTATTCATCTCTTCCTCCTCATCATCGCTCGACTGCGAGGGCGTGCGGATTCGCAGCCTCTTGACGCGGCTGCGCCGCCACTTCTTCTGTAGCGTAGAGGCCGCAGAATGAACTTCGTTGAACTCTTCCATGTAGTCCATCTCACTCTTTGCCATCTTGAGCTCGGCGTCTGCGAGGTTGGTCACGTCAATGAAAGGGTAGTTCTTGAAGAGGGCCCTCTCAATAGCAAGATTGATCTGCATGCCCTTCAGGTGGACGTAGCGGATGGCGAGCATCTGTTCTGCGGCGGTTGGGACAGACGTAACAATCGCCTCAAGGAACTCTGCCTGCTTCTCCATCAGATAGGCCTTCGAGTCCCACTGAGACGGATACGGAGACGAGATCTCCGTGAGCCTCAGCTTGACAGCCTCCTTCAGCTCTTCCCAGGCGAAAGACGCCCTTGGGCTTTGGAAGAATTGCGATTCCATCTTCTATGGGTGGTAAAAAATAAAGGGTAAGGTTGTGTTTTCAATTTTATTCTGGTTTACACGAAGAGTTCTTTCCTTTTTTTCTTTAGACAATAGGTGTCTGATCGAGCAGATAGCACGCCGCATCCCATGCGATCTCATCACAGCCGCCTGCGGTGTCCTCGAAATCTTGGAAGCCTCCCTCCTTGTCAGGAGAACCAAACGAGCCCTTCTCATAGAGGTGCTCTATCACGCGGAGCTTGAAGCTCTGCCACTTGAGAGTCTGGCGTCCACCGAGAGCTCGCGCGGCCTTCCAGCCATCTGGATTAGAGCTCTTTGTGCGGAGAGAGGGATAGCACTCCTCGAGAATTCCAAAGACATTCTCGACCATGCCCCTGTTGGTCACAAGCTTTCTCCATCCTGCCTTGAAGGCCTTGTCCTTCGTCGCAGCCATCTCGATCACCTTCTGATGGATCTGGCTTTTAGTCAGAAGCTTCTCTTCATCAGCGATTGCGGCATCAGCAGAAGCTAAGCCGCTGATGAGAGAGGCGACATGAGTCTGGAGAGCCTCGAGGTCGGCCAGATTCATCTGATTCATCAGAAGGGTGACAGGCACGAGAAGAGAGGACGCCATCTGAACACCGCTCCTTTATTGGGCGGCCTTATTCAAATTTACAAAAAAAAGGTTTTTGTCTTTTCTTTTGTTTTTGGGTTTTGTTTTGGTCTTTTTTGTCTTTTGTATTTTATTTTATATCTTTCTTTCTTTACGCGGCAGGCTCCGCCACCTCCGTGTTGATCTTCTTGCTCTTCTCATCGTAGATGCCCTCGTAGACCCCATCGTGGTAGGCCGCCTGCGTCTTGGGGCTGATGAAGTAGGTCTTTCCGCTGAGAACCTTCTTGATCATGACCTCATCATCCTCAGCCGCAGACTCCTCAGGCGAGGGAGGAAGGGAGGGAATGCCCTCAGCCTTCTTGGCGAGCCTCTTAGCCTCCCGCTTGGCCTTTGCGGCTGCCTTGGCCTCCTCTGACCAGTGGCTGCCCTTTGCGGGGCCCCTCTTGGAGCCCTTGCTTCCATCAGACTCCGCGCCGCTCTCCTCAGCCTTCTGCGGGGAAGGAGGGGTAGCGGCGGGCTTCTTCGAGGAAGGGGAAGAGGCAGGCGCAGCGGCCGCGTTGCTCTTCCCGCCCTTCTTGTGGGCAGAAGCAGCCGTCATGGCGTCCTTGCGGCTTGCGGGCTTGCCCGTCTCTGGGTGAGTCCAGCCAGCGGCCTTCATCTCCTCGAGAGTCTCGGCAATCAGGATATTCCAGAGACGAACCCCCTCCGAAACCTCCTTCTTGGGGGCATCGGGGTCCTTCTCCTTCTTCTCCTTCTTGGCCTTGACGGGCTCTGCGACAACCTTCTGCTCTGAGGGCCCCTGGACCATGCTCTTCAGCATGGCCAGCTGGCTCTCGAGGCTCTGGATGGCGGCAAGAATCTGAACGGAAGACATTTTAGCTAGATGGCTTATGGCTTTCTTTCAGAACGACGGACTTTTGGAGGCCGGCCTTATTCAATTTTATTTATTCAACCTGGCCAATAAGCCGCAAAAAAAGTGGGCTTTCGCCTCTTTGTTTTATATGTTTTGTTCTGTTTTATTCTTACTCTACGGGATTCCCGTAATCATCAATCTCGCCCGCCTCCCACGCCAAGAAGGCAGAGGCCGCATCCTGGGCATCTTCAAGATCCCCTTCCTCTTCCTCCTCTGACTCCTCCCACTCTGCCCCACTGAACAACATGACAAGATGGCGGCGACAGGAGTCGCACAGAGTGTCACTGTGCGTCTCGTTGCCACAATCCTCGTCCTCGCAGAAGAAGATGTGCTTGTTGACGGTGGACTTTGTCCCCCAGACAACCGTGGTGGAGTCAAAAGGAAGGCAGCGAACGAAGATGATAGGAGAAGACATCTTGTTTGCTTACAGGGACGCTGGGCTATATAGGCTGACCGTCCTTCAATTTTACAGCCGCCAAGAGCCATAAAAAAAAGAGGTGTTTTTGTCTTTTGTTTATCTTGTTATCTTTGGTTTGGGTCTTTACTTCTTGATCTCCTCGGGGAGAGGCTGGTCATGAAGGTAGCAATTTACCAGGACCTGACCCCTCTTTGAGCACTTCTTTAGTGCCTCCTCAAAGAGGCACTCCGCCTCTAGCGGCCATTTGGCGGCCTGCCCCGCAGGGCTCTCCCAGACGCGGCGGGCGGCGGCCATGAAGACCTCACCGAGCCGATAGGCCTCATCCCACTTCTTCTGCTCCACGCGGTTGGAGCGGCGCAGAGCCATTCTAGCAGAGCCAGAGCCAGAACCAGACCAGAGCAAGAGCTAGAGACAGACAGATGACTATCTCTAGATGGACGCCGATCCTCTATGGGCCCCAGACGTTCAATTTTATAGCTAAATTGAAGAGGTCCGCCGCCCTGCCGCAGCCGCAGAATGGCCGTCTCTTCAACCTAGATATAAAATTGAATGAGCCCCCCTGGGCCTCTATTGGTGGTCTGCCCCAGCCATTCAATTTAGCTATAAAATTGAACGTCTGTGGCCCATTGAAGTTTGGCGTCCCTTTTGAGCAATACATCTCTGTCTTGCTCTCTAGGACTTCCCGCTCTGCTCTGCCCTGCTCTGCTCTGCTCTGTAGCTAGCCTCCCACCTCTGTAATCCAGAGCTAAGATGGCCTCGCTCCTGAACAAGACCGTTGCGGACCTGACCGTGGCCGAGCTGCTCCAGCTCCTCCAGAGCCACGCCGCCTCTGCCGTGCCCTCCACCTCTGCCGCCACCTCTGTGGCTAAGCCGAAGAAGGAGGTCTCGGCGGGCGTGGCCGCCTGGAACGAGCTGGTCACCGAGACCTGGGAGGAGATGAAGGCAGAGGGCTGGTCTCACCCAGAGACGGGAAAGCCCGCCAGCCGCAAGGACGCCATGGCGGAGGCATCCAAGCGGAAGACGGAGGCCGACCCAGAGGCCGCTGCCGCCGCTGTGGCCCGCCGCGCCAAGAGGGACGAGCAGCTGGCCAAGAAGGAGGCCAGCCCCGCCCGCGCCTCTGCCCCCGCTCCTGCCGCGGCCCCTGCCCCCGTGGCAGAGAAGCCCAAGAAGGTCCTCAGCCCCGAGCACAAGGCGAAGATGCTCGCGGGTGCGGCGGCCGCACGGGAGGCCAAGAAGGCCGCCTCTGTGCCCGCTCCTGTGGCCGCGGCCCCGCCCTCTGCGCCCGCCCCCGCTCCCGCCGCCGCTGAGGCCGAGGAGGAGGAGCCTGAGGAGTGGGTCCGCAAGACCATCAGCGGCAAGAAGCACCTCTGGAATCCCGCCAACAACCATTGCTACCGTTGCTTGGATAACGGCGGCTTCGGCGACTGGGCGGGGCTCTACAACCCAAGGACGCAGAAGATCGATGACTCAGTGGAGGAGCCCGAGGACGAGTAAACAGACAACAAGAAAAAACTAAAGACAAAAACAGAAGAAAAAAGAACAAAACCCCCAAAACAAAAGACAAAAACTTTTTTTTGCTGCCGCTCTTTGCCGCCAATAAAATTGAATAAGGCGGCCCTCTGGGAGGCCAGTGTCCCTCTAGAGCCAGCCATTACCTTGCCTGTCTCTCTAGGGCAAGAATGTTTCCCCGCCGCTCTGAGCGTCTGCGGCTGAGGGACCACGAGAAGAAGATGGATGCGTGGTTGGTTGGTCGTGCGTGGTATCTCGCGGAAAATGGCATGCTGGACGGAGGACACGAGTATCTCAAGAAGGAGTATACGCCCAAGGAGCTGAAGGTTCTCTACAAGAACTATCTCTCTGTTCTGCGCCCGCTCCTTCTTGATACACGCGCCACCCTCTTTTGGGATTTCTTTGACTACGACCCTTTGCCTTCATGGGCCAAGAAGCTCCCCTCCTGGGCCCGCCCTCGCTGGGCCGTGTAAACCAAAACAGAACAAAAAGACAAACAAAGATAAAACCAAAGACAAAAAATCCCTTTTTTATTCGAGCAATAACAGGGGCATCAAAAATAAAAAATTGAATAAGGCGCCCCCCTAGAAAGTCAGCGTCCTCTTAAGCAATAAGCCTCTATCCTCTCTACCTCAGACGATATGGCTCTCGCTCTCATGAACTTCCTGGCCTCGCAGTATGGCAAGGAGGCTCTTCGTGCGGCGTATAAGGCATGGGAGGCAAACGAGTCCGCAGAGGCTCTGTGGCCGCAGATGGCTCAGATGGCGATCGCACAGCAGCAGCCGCAGCAGCAGGCTCTGCTGATGCCTCCTGCGCCTGTGGCGGCCGCAGTAGAGCCCCAGCAGGAGCCTGTGGCAGCAGAGCAGCAGGAGCAGAAGAAGGAGCCGCACGGCTTCCGCCTCGTGCCTGATGAGAAGATTGATACTGCGATGCAGGCGATCCGCGAGGGCCACCTTCGCTCTACCATCAAGACGGTGTCGTGGAACGAGGGCTCCAAGCACTATCCTGGTAGCGAGAAGCCGCTGGAGATCATCAACCTGCTGCGGGCCCAGGCGGATCGCTCTGCCAGCAAGGAGGTTCTCATGGCCGAGCTGAAGGGCTGGTGCTGGGACACGGAGAAGGGCAACCCGAAGACGCTGAGCCACTTCCTTCGCGAGATGGTGAAGCAGGGAATTGTGGAGAAGTTCTAAAGAAAAAAAGACAAAACAAAAGACAACATCATAAAACCCCAAAAAACAAAAGAAAAAAGAACAAACACCTCTTTTTTTGCTACGATTTCCGCCTGTCGTTTATGTAAAATTGAAGCACGCTATTCCCTACATTATTAGTGTCCTGAACAGCAAGCAACAGCATCTATCAAGCTCTAGCACTGCTCATTCAAACAAAAATGGCACTCGTCATCAACACACGCAAGGGCCGCCGCACGGAGATGCCCTACTCCTCTCACCTTAAGGTGAATGAGGTGTGTATCTTGACTAAGTCTCAGCAGGGTGTCCCATCGACAGAGGAGATGGCTAGCTCCCGTTTCGTTATCCTCTTTGAGAACGGCACATTCTCGGGCTTCTACAACCCAAGCACTCAGACTGTCTACCAAAACCCCAGTTCCTTCTGTAAAGACATCATGCAGCGACAAGGCAATACGAATGAGTGGCGGGGACCTCGCCATGTTCTCGTCCTCCGCGGTGAACGCTGGGTGCCTATTGACTCGCTTTGAAAGAACAAAACCCAAAAACAAAAGAAAAAAGACCCCCTCTTTTTTTTGTCTTCAAGTAAATTTGAACTGGTCGCCCAGCGACATGAAGGCAATCCTCAAAGATGGCTTCATCTTTTGTGGTTTATCGGCACGACGAGAAGACCGTGGGCACCTACACTGAAGAGTCCACACATCTCTTCTTTTGTGACAACGACTGTGGCAACGCAGTCGAAGATAAAAGCAGCACAGACTACTGCTCATCCTGTTCCTATCGAGTTGAGGACTATGAGTGTCCTGGATGTGGTCGTTCTCGTGTAAATAACGGATACTGCGGTGCGTGCTGGCACCAATACTATGGCTTCCAGGATGATCCCTGGGAGGAGGCCTGTGACGAGTGCGGAAAGCCTTGCTCCAACGGCCGTCTAACATGCCTTTGTCCCTATGACGAGGACGATCTCAGGAAGATGGATATTCAGCTTTCGCGTAACTATTAAATCCAAGAATGCCCAAGAAATAAAAAGAGTCAAAGGCCCATTTTTTATGACTAGTAAAATTGAAATTCCCCCTGCCCCAATAAAGAAATTAATCTGGAGCAGTCACCCACTACTTCAGAATGGCCTCTATCGAGCAGTCTGTTGCCGCCGCATCGATCCTCGCTGTCTTCGTCGCCAAGGCGATCCGCTACGCCATCCTCATGGCCAAGTGCCAGTCTGGCAAGACGGGTGCCTTCCAGGAGCTGATCCGCCTCATGCTTCTCTCAGGAGAGATCCAGCGTGTCTACATCCTCTGCGGCTCGAGCGAGATCGGACTTCGGGAGCAGGCCATCAAGGACACGAAGAAGGCCAACCAGGCCTCCTACGAGTCTGAGAAGATCAAGGTTCTCTTCCGCCAGGACTTCAAGGGCCAGACGATGGACATCACGAACGCTCTGATCGTGGTCGATGAGTCTCACTTGGACCAGGCTCAGAACCAGGAGCTCGACAAGTTCCTGGCGGACCACGGCCTAAGCATGGACGGCAATCCTACGAAGCTCAACGAGAAGAACGCCTTCATCGTCTCGGTGGACGCAACTCCCTACGCGGAGCTGGCGGCCCTGAAGCACGGAGAGACGCCCTTCAAGAAGCACGTGGAGACGCTGGTGCCTGGCAAGAACTACGTCGGTCTCGCCGAGTATCGCTTTGGTGGTCTTCTGAGGACAACCTTCGATATCTCGAAGAACCAGGCTCGCTTCCAGTCGATGCTTGCCACCAAGGGCCGCAAGTGGGCTCTTGTGCGTCTGACGCATGGCAAGCACGCTAACTCGGAGGAGTCTGCCATCAAGGCGATCTGTGTGAGCAGCGGCTTTCCGTTCCTCTACTACACGGAGGAGAAGACGGATGTCGCGATCACCAAGGACGAGCAGGAACGTCTTGGTGCCGCAATCCCGTGCCTGGAGGACGCCCCTGACAAGCCTTCTGTCGTCATCATCCGTGGTCGCCTCCGTGCGGGCAAGGTCGTGCCAAAGAAGCACATCTCCTTCGTATGGGAGGGAGCGAAGAATTCCAAGACGGACGCTCTCGTCCAGGGCCTTCCTGGACGCATGTGTGGCTACGAGCTGGGAGAGATAAAGCCTCTTCTCTTTGTTCCTGCGGCGGCCCTACAGTCTCACGAGACCAAGGCGATCAAGGCTTCTGAGATGGACCGCGCTATCATGGAGTATCCGATCGCCATGCCTCTGAAGGGCACGAACCTTAAGAAGTCCGTCGTGGCAAACGCCTCTTCTTCTGGCAAGCAACCTCTGCCGCCCCTCCGCCTGGAGTGGCCCTCGGCGGATCGGGGAGATGACGAGGCAGACACTGCCGAGTATTGCCTTCGTATCCTCAAGCAGAACAAGCGGCTGGTTGAGCAGAACCCGCACTACACGGCCGAGCAGAAGGCCGAGGTTCTTGGCTTCTTAAACAATGCCGCAATTAGGCCGCACTTGAATACGATGGACTCTTCGTCGAGTGATGCCTACATCAACTTCTTCAAGAATGTCCTTGAGGCCAACGCGAACGGAACGACTGTCTCTCATTCTCATGAGGACGAGATGACCTTTGTGATGGTGAAGAGCAACTGCGCCAAGGCACTTGCTCTTCCTGGAGCCAACAGGAATCACTTCTTTGTGATCTTCTACGTGAAGGCCCCCAAGGAAGTTTCCTCCATCCTGTTGGTGAACCTCAAGTCTCGCATCCCCACGACGAATGGCAAGTCAATCTTCAGCCTCCACGACTGCCAGACGGACAAGCCCATTGCCGCAGGAGGCATTGTAGGCTTCGATGAGGCCAAGCTGAAGACGCCTCAGCTCCTGGAGAAGGCTCTGCGTGACTACATGACTCTGTGGAAGAGCTCGGGGCTCACGGCCGCTCGCTGTATCCAGAGCAACAAGGACCGGTTCTGCCTCAACAAGGCGGCCTTCCACTGGTCGGCAGCGAAGAAGAACGATGTGGAGTTGATCTGCGGCAAGCTCGGGCTGGAGTTCAAGGTGAAGATGGACGTGAAGTATACGCGGAGCGGAGATGGGAGCTTCAACGTCAAGACAATCTCGTGGTAAATAACCCATAAAAAGACAAAAACATAAAACATAAAGAGGCAAAGCCCATTTTTTTGGAAAAATTGAAACGCTTGGCCTCCTCTGGGTAGTCACAACGCCTCCCTCAAAGCCAAAATGACGAGCACTTTTGCCTTTTCCCTGCCTCCTTTCCCCACGCCCACTGTGCCTCCACCGAAGGTCCCGCAGTTGGATACCATGGTCTATCAGGCCATTCTCGTCATCCTGTCCCTCGTCTTGTTGTGTCTCAGCAACGCATCCGCTTCTAGGATCAGGAAGCTCAAGGAGGATCTTGACATGGCGGTCCAGCATCAGAACATCCTCAAGAACGACAACGAGACGATGGCGATGTGGATGGAGCATGTCACTGAAGCTAAGTGTGAAGATAAGGACGAGGAGGAGGCCAAGAATGCTCTGGACATTGAGATCCTAGAGATTCTGCGTAGTAAAGCAGATCGGATGACAACGCGTGAGATTGCTAGTGCCCTTAAGGACAATGTAGCTTCGAACAAGGAGGTAAATAGCCGCCTCTATACTCTGAGCAACCTTGATATGGTGAATCGCTTTACATACAGCAAGAAGGCACCTGTCTGGAGCTTCCCATAAAAAGACACAAAAAGAAGAAAGAAAAACAAAAACCAGAAACACTTATTTTTTCTAATAAAATTGAAACCATCAATCCGCAGTCGAACGATCGACACAATGAGCGATCCAACTCCAGCCGAGGAGATCTGTGAGCTCGTCTCGGTATACTATGCGGAAAGAGGCGAATCTATTCCTCCAAAGGAATGGGCCTACTGTAAGGCAGAACTAAAGGCGGAAAGGGACCGCAAGGGCGTCCCTGAGTCCTGGGTCTTTCTGAAGGAGTATATGGCAACGCCTTTAAAGGAGGCGAAGCCAGAGTTTGGCACACCAGAGTTCTGGAGTTATATGCGTAAGCAGAAAAAGGAGCGACTGGCCGCCGAGGCAGCCAAAGAGGCTGCGAAGACCAAGGCTTAAATAAAATTGAAAACACCTTACTCTTTTTTAGTGAGTAACAAAATGCCGCCATCAAAAAGCCTCCAAATCGAGAGGATGATGAAACGCGTTGATAACGCCATTCATAATCCATCTGCCGACACGATGGCATTAAAGAGTGCGATCAGCCATTTGAAGGAGGTCAACATACATCCCTATCAAGAAGACTATGACCGCTGGATTCGGATGGCGATCGATGTAAACAGTGAAAAGAAGATCCGTGTTCTTCTGCCCACCATGAAGACAGGGTATACCTTGTTCGTTCTATGTAATCATAGGCCGCAGATGATTCCTTACTATGTTGCCTCTCGCCTATTCAATCCGAATGCGCGGCTTCAGTACACAGGCGAATACGTCTACGATAAAATGGTTCGTATTCATCTTAGCTACGATACTGGCGAACTACAGTATCTTCATACGTTCTTCAAGCAGCCTAGATCTGGCCCAATTGCCCTACGTCTATTTGAAGACACATGGCTGACATTAAAAGAAAAAATCTGTTATCTGACTGCGAATCCTACTATCCGAAAGCGAAAGCAGCAACGTCTTCTTCTTCTCCGTTTCTGGCTCCTCACAACAAAGAAGAATCTTCTTCCCTGGAGGGAGTCTCTCTATGTCCCAGGAACGGGTGCCCTCTACAAGAAGGCCTTCGAGTCATTCAAGCGTGATGGAAATGTTCTTGAATTGACGGGACAAACGTCCGAATGATATTCACCACAATACTGTTCCCCAGATAAAACAATGCCTGCTCGTCACTGACGCCAGGAAAGAGATACGTGCTAGGAAACCCGAACATTCCAAGACATTCCTTAACAGACAACCTTCTTATTTTTTCACCGATCTTATATAGTCCTGTCTTTGCCCCAGGCCCACCAGACGACGCACAGATAGTAATTCCAGTTGCGTTACTATCATAGACGCGTTCTCCTTGCCTACCACCTTTCTTTGATTTCTTCGAGATCAGATCATAAAGAAGACGGGGTTTTACAGGAGACGAGGGGTAGTCAGGAGCCTTCGCCACAAGGCAATAAGGCGAAAGATCGATCGAGTCCGCCAAAGACCCAGGATCTAGAATGGAAGAAACATGTGCGACTTTACGCTCATGAATTGGAAATACGAAAGAATTCTTCGTCGCAAATATAAAGACTCGATGCCTTGCTTGGGGAGATCCGAATTCGGCGGAGTTCAGAACTCTGGCACTCACCACATATCCCCTTTTCACAAGTTCTTCCTTAATCTTCTTGAAGGTTTTCCCGTCATCATGTGTCTCAAGATTTTTCACATTCTCGAGGATACACATAGGAGGATTCTTGGCATCGATAATCTTGAGAATCTCGAAGAAGAGATTGCCCTTTTCCTTATCCTGAAATCCCTCGCCGTTTCCAGCGATGCTAAAGGGTTGACACGGAAAACCCGCACAGAGAATTTCAAAGTCAGGAATTCTGGCCAAGTCGAGTGTCCGAATATCCCCTTCTGGCTTCAAACCGTAATTTGCCTCATAGATAGCCCTAGCTCCTGCGTCAATATCGCAGGCAAGGACACATTGAAACACATCTTTAAAGGCTGTATGAAAAGCTCCTAGACCACAGAAGAGATCAATGTAACGAACGCTCATTTATATGCCTTACTCTAACTCTATAGATGGATCAAATTTACCTAGCATAAATTTGAACTATGAATGGGCGGAATTGGCAATCATACACCATGGACTCCTTTCTAAAGCTCAATCGTGATCTTCTCGAGGAGTGTCGTTCGTCGCCCCTAGAACTCAAGAAGTCCTGTCCAGAGACGAAGGCCAAGCTCCAGTCGCAAGGCAAGGAGGAGTCGCAAGGAACAGGAAACAAGGTGACGGATCAAGAGGCGGCCTTTGCCTCATGTCTAGAGTCAAAAGGATTTGTCTTTCTGCCGAAGCAAAAGAAGGGACAGCACCTTGTGACTCTTCCAAAGGATGGAGTCTATTATATCTATCAGGCAAACGGGTCGCAGCAGTCTGTTGATTTCCAGACTCTTCTTATTGAGAAGTCCCACGTGACAAAGGAAGTTTCGTATGATCTGAAACACACAACATCCAAGTCATTCTACCTCAACGATGGATGGTTTCACGATAACATCATCTATGTTGTTACATGGTCTCCTAAGAAGGGTTCTGTCCAGACATTTATTGGCCTGGGGCAGAATATTCCAACCGACGAGGAACGCACACATATGGCCGAGATGATTAAGTTCAAACAGCTTACAAATGAAAAGAACAAAAAGGTTGGATCGCTTCGTCCTTATATTCGGTTTGCGAATCAGTATTCCTGCGATTCGTTTACTGATGCGTCGAGCACCGCTCATTTTGAAAAAACAAATACCTTTCTGGGATAAAGAACCAGCTATTCAAAATTGAATGCAGTTTAAACTGCAGTCACCCACCAGAATGACTACGGCCATATCCCTCTTTTCAGGTTGTGGCGGCGATACTCTAGGACTCGAAAGGGCAGGATTCAAGGTGATTGCCTTTAATGAGAATAAGCAAGTGGCAATAAACACGCATCTAGAGAACTTCCCTGGCTCCGTTCTTCTAAGGGATACAGTCTCGGCTGCGACAGATATCACAAAGGTGAGTGATGCCTCCTTTGAACCCTATACAGGAAAGGTATCGATTGTATTCGCAGGATTTCCGTGCCAGGGATTCTCGAAGGCGGGGAAGAAGAACAGTGGCGATCCGAGAAACCAGCTCTTTCGTCAATTTGTCCGTGTGGCGAAGATTGTAAAGCCAGACTTTGTTATTGGAGAGAATGTGCCAGGTCTTACAAAAATGAAGAGTGGCCCGAAGGAGGAGGATCCGATGATGCTTGAGCTGATTGAGAAAGCCTTTCTAGAAATTGGATATACTCTGACTTATCGAGTGCTAGAGGCCACAGACTTTGGTGTCCCGCAGAAGAGAAAGCGTATTCTTCTTGTTGGATACAAGGATCCTTCCTTTGACACGGAGAGTTTCTGGGCCGATGTGAATTCTCAAGGATCACAGAAGCCAGTTCCTCTTTTGCGATCCTTTGTTACGAACACGATGGAGGGTGCCTATTTAATTCCCTCAGGTTCCGTTCCAGAGGAATTCTATCAATATGCTCTTCCTGTAGCCCAGGACGCAAACCCCACAGATACTCCTCATCCGTATATTGTCTTGAAGACAAATGAGAAACTATTGAGTTGTTCAAAGAGAGCCTCGCCTGTCCATTCAGAAGTCATTGATTTGGATAGACCGAGCAAGACGATCATTTGTACCTATGATCATCAGCCGAGACTTCTTGTAGGTCTGAAGAAGCCTGATGGGACTGCCTATGTTCGGTGTTTAGTCCCAGATGAGCTTAAGCAGATCCAGGGATTTCCGTCGGACTTTACGGTTACAGGGCATAAGAAGGACAAGGTCACTCAGATTGGAAATGCCGTGCCGCCACCTTTGATTGAGGTGATTGCCTCGCAGTTGCGAAAGAAGCTCGTCGTTAGCCTTCCTAAGAAAGCGAAGCCTTCGGCTTAAAAATTGAAAAAGTTAGCTGCCCTCTGAGGCAGCACTTAGTCGACAACCATGGACTGCTCAATCTGCTTTGATGAGATCGAGGTATCCAAGGGCCAGGTGACTCTTGGGTGCCAGCATCATTTTCACTTGGGCTGTATTGGACGTTGGATTCTGAAGAACGAGACGTGTCCCATGTGCCGTCATGAGACATCAGAAAAGGAGAAGATCTTGAACACGAATGAGGAACTTCAGTGGGACGATGACGACGAAGAGGATGAAGAGGAGGAAGAAGAAGGCATGGATGCCACAGATATCCCCGAGTTCAACGAGGCAGCTCACGCACTCTGGGTAATGCGAAAGACATTTGAGATGATCGAGGATGGCCAGAGTATCTCCACGGACTCAGAGGGAACAGTAGAAGTCCACGGCACAACAGAAAATAGCCTTGAGTTTGTGCGTGAGAGGTCTCAGCGTTGGTGTTTGTCTCTTTACGCAGATGAATCTCGAGGATATGAATCTGCGTAAAACATTTGCCTCTAGTATAGAATGTCAGCCCGTGAAGCTTTATCACTAGCACAGGGATATTGGTCTGGAGCGTCAACAACTGGACAGAATGCGAGTGCCGCCCAGACCCTTTGGGGAATGTCTCAGGGTAATGGCTCACGTTGGCGCAAGAACCGCAGAGGAGGCGGTGTTGGCAATGGCAACATGAGCAGAGGCAATTCCACTTTTTACAATGGTAACAACAGTGGCTCGATGCGTCGTCGCAGAGGAGGCGGTGTAAGCCACGGCAACAGAGGCAAGGGCAACACGACGCGTTACAACATGCGTAAGAACCGCAAGGGAACGCGTAAGAGCCGTCGGTAGAAAGTCCCGATAGGCCAAAATAGATTGTTATAGACCTGGTTTTCGTGTGGATCATTTACACACAAAAAGCAGTTCTTCTAAAAATGATTTTTTATAGTAGAAGAAGACATGGTATGTCTAAAAGAAGAGAATACAAAAGCTTTAGTTGACGCATCAGCAAAACTCAAAGCTGCGATGGAGGGCTTCTCGTTTCCAATAGGAACAGGGGCTGCTGTCCCTCTACCTTCTGCTCCACCTCCAGTAAAACGTAATTCATACAATGACAAGATGAATAAATATTGTCTTATGATACAAAGGGGTATTTCAGAAGGGGCAGTTCGTCAAAAAATGACTCAAGAAGGAATACCCGCAGACACTCCTTTGCCTAAACCGCCATGTAATACAGCATCGACTACTAATGTAGGGAATCCATTTGCAGGAAGGGCCCTAAAAAAAGCTGTAGTAGTTGAGAAAGAAGAACCTGTAAAGGAAGAAAAACCTGAAGATCCTTTTCTAAAAGCATTAAGAGAGAAACAGGAACAGCGGGTGAAAGAAGGAAGAGTGCAGCCAGAAACTAGTAAAGAAGCTGTAAAACCGACCAGGCTAATTAAAAAAGAGATAATGGACGCAGCAGAAAAGAAATTAAAAGAGCAACAAAAACGTCTTAAAGGAGCCAAGGGCCAAGAAAGAATAGAAAGTATAAATAAAGCTATAGCAGAATCTCAAAAGGCATATAACAAGGCAAAACAAGAGTTTAATATTGCCTCTGAAGAAAAAGACCCTGTATATTTACTAGAAAAGGGTTCATCATTAAGTATCGTGGAAAAATTTATTGAAAGATCAGGGCTAAAAGCAGATGAAATAATTGGTATGTTTGATTTTGACGGGACATTAACACAAAAGACAGGAGCCACTGTAAATGCCAGAGGAGGTGATGCGACTCGTTCGATGATAACAAATTTAAATACAAAAGGCATTAAATGGTATATAAATACAGCGGCACCTCCAGGTGGATTGGGATCAATGGTAGGACAGATGGAAACTACATTAAGGATTCCTCTTTCTCCTACAAAAATCTATCCTGGCCAACCAGAGTGTAAAAAAGGAGCAAATTCAAAGAGCTATAAATCAGATATGATAGAAAGCGGCACATTTGGAGTCTGTAATAATATGATATCACATAAGGATAAGGAAAAGGATAAAGCGGCAGAATTTATATTATCAAAACTTACGACGCAGCCCAAGTTAGTTGTTTTCGTGGATGATAGTTATATGAATGTATATACAATGTATAAATATTTTGAAAATAAGGAAGGAATACAATTTATAGGTATACTCTATGAACCCTATTCATCTGTAGTAGAAGCTGGCCAAGAACAAGCACTCCTTGCCTTTGCAGCAGACGAAATACCTATACTTCCTATAAAAGACTCACAGGTTAATTTACCTACAGTCTTGAGTAAAGAAGAAAAGAAAAAGGCAAGAGAAAAAGTAGAGAAAGATAAACAAGACGCTTTAAAAAAAGCGGCAATTACAGAGGCAGAGAGACGCCTTGCGCGGGCAAAAGCAACTTTTGAAAAAAATAAGAATAGTATAAGGGCACCAGGAGCAAAAGCTTCATTAAACGCAGCACAGGCTGCTCTTAATGCTCTTTCTCAGAGTGGTGGAAGGAAAACACGTAAAAACCGCCGCCGCAATCGCAAGACACGTCGCAATTAACGACGAGACCACATCTTTTTAAAGGTAGAACCCAAATATTCATTGATGAATGTCTGAGTGCTATCACCAACCTCCTCAGGCTCTTCTAGAAGGGCCCCCCCGTTAAAAACAATTCCTTTTCTGGAGCGACGTGTCATGCGCCCGCGACGGCTACCACCTCTAGAGACCCCTGAACCAGAACCACGACCTCTCACAGACGCCGAGTTTCTCTGATACAGTATCGCCGCAGTCTTGATCTTGGCCCCTATAAACGCCGACGGGGCAATACCCAGATCTGTATACATCTGTTGTAGCATCGGTGGCCTCTCAAAGATAAAGGCCCGTCGCACCTGAGATCCATCCGCGAGCCGTTCCATCTGAAAATGCTTTGACGGAAAGAAAGTCCGAAACAGCACCTGAACTTCGACCGCCTTTTGTTTCTCCGCCGCATTTGACAGCGGCAGTAAAAGAGAGCGATAGGGTTGATCACCCAGAACTAAGTCCGCAGGCACAAGTCCATCCAAGACAAAGAATCCTGTGCGTGAGTCATAGGCCATGCGGCATCTCCCTGTTCCAGGAATCTCAATGCCCTCCGTCATGAGTTTATCTAGATACGCAGTCTGGTTACGTTCGATGGCCCCACGAACCTCTGGACTAGGAGCACTGACTGCATTCGCACCGACGTTCGATGCCTTGAAGTCACCCTCGAACGCCTCGACGATGCCGTTCTGCGTGATACACGCAATCGGCAGATAATTGAGTCGATCCGAAAGTTCCGCGATCGCATCCGCCGCATCCACTTCATTTGCCGCGTCGGTCATGGTAATCTGCGGCCCAGGATGAGGCGACCACGGAAAGAGAGCAATCTCAGGAACGCCACGATGTCCTCTGCTATCTGTAAGAAACAGCGGCAAGAGTTCTGAGACTTTACCAGGCTGCCGACTTTCGAGTTCTCGTAAGTAATGACCCATTGCCGTCGCAGTGACCGCAGGTTTGGGTTTCTTACCAAAGACATCCAAAGAATCCAAGTCGGCCATGGCCATCCATCCTGCGACACCATCTGTCGTAGCAAATTCGGGCCGAACACAATTGTCCCATGTTTTCGCTTGATCCTCTTTGGCTTTCTCTTCTGGCGTCAACTCCTTACATGGAAAGTCGAACTTATCACAACGCTGAATGGGCGCAGTTCCATCAAAGTCTTTAAGATTGCCACCGCGAATCCATTTGCTGGGCTTAATCATCGAAAACACACGCAGAGGTTTCACGACAACATATACTTCTGCCGCATTGAATTTAACACCAACGTGGTCTGCCCCAAAGGCAACATAGGGGAAGGGATAGAAGAAGATATTTGTGACGGGTGACAAGCAGAAAGAGTCTCCGTTCGGCATTCCGAGAAACTCGCGAACGAAGAGACGGGCATCTTCACCATTGGCGATATCAGGAAGTTTCACGCCGCGAAAAAGCAGAGTTCCGATCGGAAGATCAACGAGGGGGGCGTGCATGGACGCCGCAGCTCCATTTCCTTTTACATAGGGTATATCTCTGTGAAACAGGAGAGGCTCCATCTAATTAAGATATGTAAATGAAATCCATACCAAAATCGCATCTAGGGTAGATGAGGCTCCAATTTGCGAGTGATCTCCATTTAAATTCGTGGACTCCGCCAAAAGACTCGAGAGAAAAGCCTGTTTCCTTTGAAGATATTCTTGTTCCTGTGGCCAAGAATCTGGTTCTATGTGGAGACATTGGTCATCCCGATTCGATAATGCTCCATTTGTTTTTCAAATGGGCAGCCAAGCGATGGGCCACCATTTTCTGGATTCCTGGCCACCACGAAATGACCGATGCCTGGCACCTTCAAAACAGAACCTATGACGAATGCCTCTATCATATGAGATCCATTGTATCTGAATATGAAAATATCCATGTTCTACATCGCGAATCTTTCGTGACGGATGATGGGTTTTTACTACTCGGGTGTCCTTTGTGGAACCGTGTAACTGCTCTTTCCTATGAAAACGCCGCGGATCCTATCATGAAGGACATTACAAAGCATTACGAGGAGGATTTGAGATGGCTCAAGGCACAGATTAAGAAATCTGACCTGCCGATCGTCATTGTCTCGTATTATCCGCCGACGCAGACACTGATGGATCCGAATGTGATAAACAAACCACTTTCTGTTACCATGGCGATTGAGACTGAACTTTTATTGAAAGCCCCTGTTGTTGCGTGGGTCTGTGGCTATCTTCATAGGGCGATACAGATAGAGAAGACATGGCTAGATATAGGCGGCGATACGAGCAAGACATTAATTGCGATTAATCCTCGTGGATATCCTGGTGAGCCTACAGGGTATCGCACGGATGCGGTGTTGCGTCTAGAGAAACCTAGATAGTTTGTTTGACCAGGTTTTTCTGGAGAGACGCCTCGAAGCCGTGTATAGATTCACCGAAGTTGGCACTCGGAAAGAATGCGATGGGTCTCTTTTGTTTAATGAAAGCCTTCGCCTTCTCACTTGACATCTGTTGTGTGGCGATGAGGAACATGGCAATCGCGGCCGGAGACCGCTGCATACCAGCCATACAATGGACGAATATGGGCCGCTCAGCCTTGTATTCATGATACATTTTCAGAACAATCTCGTAGGACCAGAGTTCCATGTTTCGGATTTCTTCCTTTTCCAGATTGTCATCGACAGGAATCCTGTATCTGCGACGGATGGATTGGTGAAACGGAAGATCTTTTGTGCAATTAAAAACAACCTCAATCTTGGCATTCTTAAGAAAGGTTTCATCAACGGAGGCTTTCGCGTTACCAAGCCAGAGGCCAGGAAGTATTTGATCGGCATTATTATAGGGCGGTAGTCCTGGTATCATTCCTTTCCTTCCTTACTTCTTCTTTAAGAAGAAATGAAATGTAAATTTGAACCACGCAACTAGTCAAGAGTCGGCACCCAAAATGCTGACCCGCAACCTTTATCGTCTTGATGAGGTGAAGGCGGCCCTGTCGTGGTGTATTAAGTCGAGACGAGTGAAGGAAGTCGCATTCTGGGCTCAAGAACTCATCGAGTCTGAGCTCTACGACGACATCTTCGAAACACTGAGATCGACATGGATCTGGTTTCATGGACTAGAAGCGATCGATTGGTTCTGTAAGTATTCAACAATGCTACAGAGCCCTGATCCCGTCACGGAAGACGAGATGATTGCCTTTGCCACAACTCTCGCGTCTCTGCCAAAGGACGCAAGTGTCTTAGCACTCCTGACATATGGCCTAGCTGATACTGAGAAAGAGCCTGATCGTGTGTCTCCAGTCAAAGTCTCAATCAAGACTGAATCCGAACTAGAGCTGGCCTTTCTGAGGGCATGTAGGCAGGGCAAGGCCCGTCTCGCCTTTGATCTAAGTCGAGGCTTGTGGTTAAACAAAGATCGCATGCTGAAGCTTCTGACCTTAACCAAGCCACATGCGATCTGGGAGCACCTGGATCTCGATACGTGGGCACACAAGGCCTTCTCCGTCGGATTTCTCTGTATGCGCCAGCCGATCCGAAACACAGAGATTAAGATCGCAAAGGATGCCATTCCTCTGTTGGCGGACTGGTCTATGTTGAAAGGAAGGGCCCGTCGTGTCTATTCAATCCCCCAATTTAGTCTATATTTCATTACACGGAGAGGTCGCCAGAAGAATACAGTATCGAGTCGAAAGGAGGGATGGGTGACAACACTTCAGGCTCTAAAAGGGTGTCCATTCTGGGACACCGCACTTGAGTCCATTGTCGACGACGAAACAAAGGAGGCCTTCTATGAAAAATACTTTCCTGATGATATTCCGGACGAGTGGTCCCTAGAAGACCAGAAAAAGAGTCATGGATTCGGGTCACTTATCGGCGACGAGACATTGACTACAGGAAAGTTTATACGGTCCTGGTATTATGGTATGGAGTCCTGTGTGGCGTGGGTCGGTGTTCGCGACGCATTGCGTCTCATGACTAAAATAGAGTTTGAGTTAACAGGCTCTTCATTGAATGACGCATTTGAGGCTAGATATGAGGGCCTCGATGTTGACATGAGTGAATGGAATCTGGAGCCCGTAACAAAAAGAGTCTTAGAAATCCTAGTGTAAGGAAGAGTAGAGAATGCGTGTCCAGTATATAAGTGATCTTCACTTGGAGATGTATAAAGAAAATGTAAGTCCAGATCTATTTACAAAGCTCATACGACCTGAGGCACCTTATCTAGCTCTCTGTGGGGATATAGGAATACCCGATTTTGTAAATTATGAGAACTTTTTAAATTGGTGTTCTCGTCGCTGGACAAAAGTCTTTTTAGTCGCAGGCAATCATGAATATTACAATTGGAACTGCCCTGTTAAGACAGATATGGAGGCAAAGAAGGCAATGATACAAAAAAAGTGCGATTCTCTCAAGAATGTCTATTTTTTGGATTGTAAGACAATGTGGCTTTCCGATGAAAAGATACGTGTGATCGGATGCACATTATGGTCTGATATAGATCAGAATCTTATTGATGAAGCCAGTAAGGAAACGAATGACTACAGGCAGATTTATGTGGAAGGCACAAAGCCTGGCCTTCCAGGGCTTTTGCGAGAGCTCCATTACAAGGAGAGGTCATGGTTACAACAGGAGATCCACAAGGCCGATTTGACGGGCGAGAAATGTCTAGTCTTGACGCATTATCTACCTTCTTTTCAGCTTGTCCATGAAAAGTATAGAGCATATAAAAATACATCTTATTTTGCGTCACACTGTGATAACTTAATACGCCCTCCTGTTATTGGCTGGATCTGTGGCCACAGTCACGCAGGGGCTGTCCTCAAAATCCATGGGATCCCGTGTGCCCTCAATCCGGTTGGATATCCAGGCGAGAATCCTGTTCAACCGTTAAGTATGTCTATTATGGATTTTTAGAGCATTCATTATATAATGATATCTGTAACTGATTTTTCTTGAATATGGTTTTTCATAGTTGTATATCCTTTTTTTGCGGTTTTATAAAGATCCGTTATTCTTTCATATGCATTACGATGAGGTGGAAGCACATCAATTTCAAAGACTTGTAGTTCAAGCTTATTTGAAACATCATATGGGCATACCTTTATTTTTGACATATCAAATTCTTTCTTGTATGTTTTTCTTAACTTGTAGTTTACATATGGTTCAATTAATATTTCAAACTCCGAATGATCATACCCTTCAGAAAGTTTCTGATAACTTAAACTACCTTCGGGTGACCACGTTGCGTCCACTGTCCAGAATAAAGGGAGATATAATACATCTTTTGATATATATAAGATATATAGACAGCAAGGACCATATATACCACACTCTTGAAAACGTATAGCTGTTTGATATGATCTAGAGCATGACTGAAAATATGGTATTTCAATTGTATTGCGTCTTTGTAAAAGAACTCGCTCTTTTTTCATAGTTGGTATTGAAGTTGTATCTATAATTCCACGATATACTATAGAATCTTCTAAACTTCTGTGTGGTTTATACAAACGAAATAATTCACGAAAGTTAAATATATGGGTTAGACTTTCTAATATTTTACAGTATACGCCATGAAAATGATTTGCGTGGCTCTTTTTAAATATAGTAAGAGACTCGTTATATAGCTGATTAATTTTGCTATCGGAAGAAGGTATTGTATCATTAAGTTCATTATCCAAGTTTATGTCTATTTGATTTTCACGCATAAGATGGTTGATACCATTAAATCCACTACCTTTATAAAAACTATAAGATGTAAATAAGTTGGGACGCTGTTTAAATATTTTTTGAAGAATATCTGTATTTTTAATAAAATAAGAATAGTGTTGATTTGGCCGTATATCTTTAAATAATTTTCGTGTAGAACCCCATTTACTCTTTTTTTTCCTTGTATCGGTCATACCAATCTACATTAGCCAAATATAAAATACATATAGATATTTGAAAGTCCTGTTACCGTATGCTAAACGCAAACAAGCTCTAATTGGATTTTTTAAGATGAACAGACTCTAAGTATTTATCTTGGAGTTCTCGCCATGAATTACAGAGAGGCCCGCTCTTTTTTGTAATCTTTAGCCATTCATCAATACGGACATCGGGGTCTTCAAAAATATGAACAGCATACCATTCTATACAGAGTTTTCTCCATTCCTGTATATACTCATCGTGAGGAATGGTATGAAGAGCCCAACTAAAGACTCGTTTAGGATATTCAATGTCGTGAGAATCAAATTCTGTTTCTATAAAGTCAATGAGAGTTAATCGGCCATCGTAATCACTCGGTGTATTCACAATTTTCACAATTGTAGTATACCGAAGAAGAGGTCTATTATTTCGTAAAAAAAGAGTCGCAGAGTATTTCGACTTTTTATAGGTTTCAAGTGTCCAATGGCTATAGCCATAGGATCTACATTGAGTAAGGGCACTCACAGTTTGAAAGGTGCTAAGATTTCTATTCGTTAATGGATTGCGTGGTTTCAGTGGCTCAGGGACTTGACCATCGTTATGTAAGAGCCTCTTATGAAAGTCAATGGCAATTGTTTCCGCCTCATAGACAAACTGAATCCGTAGGCAAGGCTCTACAATGTAGACAGGATTCAGAGGTTTCGAAAGAGTAATAGGATCATTCTCATTCATTGTGCGGATACGTTTAAAAAACCAGGCATTCAATAACTTTTTAAATGCGATACGGACTTTCTGGTTCAGGGCCAAAAGAATCTTGGCATCTCCACAGACAAGATCAAAGGATGCCTTTGTTTCTTGATTGAATGGATCTGATTTCCACGAAGTATTATTCTTTATTTGTTGCGTAAGGCTATTCATTTTCTGATGGAAATACTTGCCTTTAAGTGTATCGATACATAAAAGTGCTCTTCCTGAAAGGCACACAAAGCTAGGAAGAATACGCCACTGTCTATATCTAGGTGGAGGCGTCAGCACCTTTTTTATAGGCCTTTTAGGTAAACTATCTGGAGCAAGGCCAATAGAAAAACATGCTTCTTCTGTCATTACTTCTACTTATATTAATACCTTTAGACATCTTCATCGACTTCAAAGAGTATAATTTTATTCTCTTTAAAGAGCCCTACACGTTCATAGCTTTGTGAGTAGATAATCTGTGTGAGTTCGCACAGAAAGTAAATAGTATCATTGGACGTCTTAATTCGTTTGAGAGATGGCAACTTACTGACGCAGGAAGGAGGTGTCCAATGAGGGTGGAGAGGACAAAAGCGGTCTCCATAGACAACGGCCTTCCGACAGCGTTGTGCGACTTCTTTATCAAACACGAGTGCCTCACACAAGAATCGTTCATCTGTCGGATCGTCTAGTTCAACAAGATAGAGATTTTTTGTATCTTTTCTGAAGGCATCGAGGAGAGGTTTTTCGGGCTGATTAAGGGTTTTTGCGATCTCTTTGATGAGTTCTTTAGAGTTTGCCAAGAGGACAGATTCGAGGCTCTCCCACAAAATCCGATTCACTGGAATAGACTTTGCTTCTGGTTGTTGTGCCATGCTTGCCAAACAACACGGTTAACCAAGCTTCAAATTTTGGGATTTGTCTATAGATCTACAGATGCCCTCAAATAAGGAGTGGGGGCCGCCACTCTGGAAAGTTCTTCACGGCCTCGCCGAAAACCTTGGTAAGTCAATACCCTCTCTTATGGCTACAGATGAAGCACGTGAAATCTATTTTGTCCTGAAATTTCTCGATACAATTATGCCCTGCGCCTTGTGTCAGGCCCATTATAAGGCCTGGAAGAAAGAAAGAAGTATTGAAGGATTCCAAACGCTGAGAGGAGAGGATCTTCAAGAGACTGTTAAGCGGTGGTTATATGATTTACATGAGAAGGTGAATACGTCTCATGAGGTATCATCTGGAATACAATTTGAATCTCTTACTTCACTTTATAAAGAGATTGATATCCGTTCAGAATGGAGGACATTTCAGTCTGCGATTCACGTATCAGGAAGCCTTCCAATTACACAAGAGAATTTGAAACGATTTACCCGCCATTACGAATCGCTGCGAAAGATTGTGGGCAAATAGTTATCCTTTGAACACGCAGGTCATGGGGGGTTCATCTTTCATCGCTTCAGGTAAGACGCTTTGAATGATCCCAAAGACATCGCTGTCTTTTACAGAGCATTGCTTAACAACCATATAGCATGCGTATCCGAGAGATCCCATGAGGATCGATCCAATAGCAATGCCTCCAACGGTTTCGCATCCTGTTAAGAAATATCTCATGACAATTAAAACGCCAAAGACGGCCGTTGTTAATAGAGTTGAAATCGCGACTTGTGTTTTGCGTCTCTCAACCTTATCTTTATCAGCATCCTCAGCCGCGGGCATAGTCGATATAAAAGACGCATTTGTTAGTAAAAAGACTGCGAAAAAGGAAATATGAGCGACCCAGTAGCTGGGGGCGACCCATATAAAGGGATTGGTTCTATCCATTGACCCAGGAATCAAATTACAATTGTCAACGTTGGGGACTGTAAAGAAGCGGCTTACTGTTCCTTCTCCTATCGATGGTATTTTTTCGATGACTTTCGCCAATGCTTCAATAACTGTATTGGACAGCATGGCAGATAAAGGGACAATAAAGATATGGCCTAGGGCAAGAATCAAGAGAGCGATATTCCCCTGTGATAGACCCATGAACGAAATCCAGCCGACCAGAAGTAAAGGTAGAGACAAGAACGACTGAGTCAGCATTTGCCTGAGATTTTTTACTAGAGACATCCCTCTTTCTGATTAGCACTATGCTTTTTGTGGACACACATAGAGAGGTTTTTTATCGCGAGTTCTTTCTCTAAGTAAAGGGATGCCCGTAAGATTTGTTGAATCGCGCCCCAGAAGCATCGCATTTTGATAGAGAATGAGGGCTCCTATAAAAACGCCTAAGACCAAGGTTGCGATCACAGTGCCCATTCCTTCGCATCCATACGCAAGGCGATACATGGATACAATAAGAAGAAGTAGGCCTGTGGTAAAGACGGAGATATAGAAGCGAGCTGAATACGAGGGCCCGAGTGCTTCGAGTTCATCTTTTTGCATCATGAGACTTGTGACAACGTAAGAGGACGCCGTAGCGAGGAAATAAATAGGAAAGCTGGGAAAAGCAGATTCAACCGAATCGCGACCTAGATATGCGATTGTTTCGAGAGTGGGGCTTGTGTAGCTGGAGCTACAATACTTCTGGTTTGGGTTAGGCAGGCCTATCATGTGCGGCAAGTCAAGGAAAGAAAATAGATTCTTTATGGCAATTCCTATCGCGGATGCTTCGAGCATCGATAGAAACAGAATTGTCATCGGATAGGATTGGGTCACGAAGGAAAGGAGAGCAGACCCTAGAAGGATTGAATCGGGCAAAATACGGATTTGTTCAGTAAAATTCGCTGCGATATACTTATCCCAGATACTTGTCAGATTTGCCATATCAAAGAAGTCGGCTCCTCCTCGTTGGATTTTAAGAGGCGATTTATATGTGTTGCCTTTCATTTGGCACCGCCCTGTCTCTGCCTTAAGCCACGAAACGAATTATAGATAGATCTATGGGTATTCCTTCGTATTATAAAAAACTAGTCGACAAAATAAAGGGACTTGTGGTCAGGCAGCAACCTGAGGCAGTAAAGGCCCTTTATTTTGATTTCAATTGCCTTATTTACTACGTTGTAAGAAGGCCGCAGTCGGCGTTACCAGTATATCCGGGAGAGGACGGTAAATATCAGTGGGAGGGTCTATTGATTGACGAGGTTGTAAGATATACTGTAAAAATCTGGGAGGAAGTCGGAAAGCCTTTAACCGTTTTCTTGGGCCTCGACGGAGTTGTTCCGATGGCGAAGATTCGCCAGCAGCGTCTGAGGCGATTCAAGTCGATCTGGTTAGCGAAGGAGGAACGAGCCTTGGGCCAAAAAGACCAGAGTTCTTCGTGGGATACGAATTGTATAACACCTGGAACTGCGTTTATGGCTCGACTAGGTGTAGCACTCACAGACCTCTGCTCAAAGAGGACTGGATGGTCTGTCAGCACGACATCTGAACCGGGGGAGGGTGAGCATAAGATTATGAATCGTCTGAGGGCATTACAGTCTTCAGATAATCCTATTGTAATTTATGGACTTGACGCAGATTTAGTCCTATTGACGCTTCTCAATTCCAAGTCTCCTGCGTATCTGATGCGTGAGGATCAGGATAGTAAAGATGAGCGGTATGCTTATTTATCGACGGATGTCCTAAAGAAGGCTCTGTGGCCTTTATCTTTACCTGACAAACTCAACGACACGATCCGAGACTATGTAGCCGCGATGACGTTGTTGGGGAATGATTTTCTTCCGCACAGTTTGACGGTAAAGATCAAGGAGGATGGTCATAGTTTTTTATTGAGTGAGTTGTCCGAGATGAAGAAATCGAACCTAACTCTGTTGGAGCTCGACGCCAAAGGACAGTATCAATTCCGTAAGGAGGCACTTCTCTTTTTATTTGAACGCTGGGCTTTAAAAGAGTCTGATATGCTGCTCCATTCGCTAAAACGTAAGCTACAAATGCGGGGTCGTCCTGGTCCCGAGAATGTTCTAGAGAATCGGCCTCTAGAATGGGCAGTCGAGAGGTCTATTGTCCAAGTATCTACGAATCAATGGTCTTTATCATCGGAATGGAAAGAGCACTATACGAGGGAATGGTTACTCTGTGATGACGCAGATCGCCCGTCAAAACTATATCTAGAGGGGCTTCAATGGACTCTAGATTACTATACGGGCCAAAAGGGCATCAATACACGCTGGTATTTTCCCTTTTATGTGCCGCCTCTATGGAGTCAGCTCGCATCGTATACTGCCAAATGTGATACATTACCTCTATCAGCTCCTCCAGATATACGTCTAACACCGATTGAGCCACAGGAGCAATTAGCGATGGTTCTGCCGTTGGAGAGTTGGCATTTGCTCGAAAAGGCATCCCTTCATCTGAGAACGCTTCCATCAAGAAAGCCCTATTACTGGCCGTCTCGATTTGACTTCTTTTCGGCAGGGCGTCTATGGATGTGGGAATGCGAACCGTTGGTGCCGATTCTGCGTGTGGAGGAGCTAAGGGGAAAAAACCTTTAGTAGGAGAATGGGGAACACGCAAAGTATTCATCCAGCCCATATGCGGATTTATCAAAATCTGTTAAGCATTCAATCGATAAAAACGCGATATGAAATGATCCAGACACTTCTTGCGGGTCAAGAATATGTTCAGAGTTTTCGTCAGGCAGGAATTTACAGTCATTTGCTTCAGTATGTCTCGAAAGTCCAGAGAGGAGAGAATCCTGGAGTCTTGCCATATGAGCAGTCGCAGCAACAGCAACAACAGCAACAGCAGTATAGTCTTACACTTCAACAGGCCTCTCAAAAATCATCAACACCGCTTGATCGTCTAACGAAGAACAATAGTAATGAGAAGGCCCTGAGTTATTTCCAGATTTGCCTTCAAGTCTTGGGCTTGGAGGAAGAGGTCGCACTGACGGAAGCCGAGCTGAAGAAGGCATACAAGAAGGCCGCGATGAAGGCACATCCAGACAAGGGCGGATCCGAGAAATCATTCGAGGGTGTGACGAGAGCGTATGCTTATTTGTCGGAGATTCTGAAGCGGATTCAGGGTGGCCGATCGGGCCCTCTTAAGGAAGTCCAGGCCCCGTCGCTTCTACGAACAGAACGTGGTAAGGAGGCAGAGGTCTTCAAGCAGGCAGAGCCTGTCCGTCTCAATCCAAATAAACTTGATTTGAGTATGTTCAATCAAATGTTTGAGCAGACGCGGGTCCCTGATCCTGACGAGGATGGCTACGGTGACTGGTTAAAGAATGCATCGGGGACAGATTCGAAGACGGCAACCTTTAGTGGAAAATTCAACCGCGATGTCTTCAATACGATGTTTGAGAAGGAGGCGACCTCAGTGCGTGATGTGAGACAATCGAGTGCCTTGAGTGTTGTATCTCCACAGGCTCTTTTATTGGCTCCGAATTATGGTGTAGAACTAGGTCGTGACAGGCCTACAGACTATACGGCGGCGGCGAACTCATCCGTTGGTCTCAAGTTCACGGACTTGAAGTCTGCCTATACGACGGAGAGCACGTTCAGTGGACAGGTCTCGGATGTTCGGGTCGACAATAGAGACTTTAATTCTTATCAGGAAAGCCGTAAGAGAGCCCCCGATCCTTTGCGGAATGAGGAGGTTGAGGCACTCGCCTCGATGGAGCGGGAACAGGAGGAGAGGGAGAAACGGAGACAGTTGAGGGCCGCACAGGAACATCTAACAGCCCAAGATTATCATGAGCGGATGAAGAGACTTGTGATTACCGACGGTGTTCCTCTGGAGCGTCATAGACGGAGCTAAAAAACCTTTCAACCTAGGAGATGGTCGCACCTGAAATCTGGATACCTTTAGTTGTTGTGGGTGTGAGTGCTTTTTTTATGGCGGTCTATGGATCGGGGAAAGAAATGGCAATCAATCCGTTTAAGGACAAGAACCTCCTCGAGCGGGGCCTTACGATGCCGACAATCTGGCTATATTACAACGACAGTGACGTGAATTCTCGGTGGTGGCAAGACTTTGGAGCAAGATCTGCCCGTGTCTTAAATGTTCCGTTCTTGAACTTATGTTACAATCGGATTGTGGAGTTGAACAAGAAGACGTATAAGATCGAAGTCATTGGTGGCCTGACGGATTTGGCGAGTCGTTTGGGTGGTTGGCAGGAGATGCCGAAGGGCCTTCAGACACCTTTAGCGTCGGTTGGGGCCGCGGAGCTGAACTGGATACGAGCGGAAGTTCTCGCGAAGTTCGGAGGATTGTGGGTTCATCCTGCGATTGTCCCTTTGAAGCCGTTTCCTTTGATACCGCACGATCGTGTTGTTTTTTATGGCACAGATCCCGATGAGACATATTCTGGCCCGAATGGAACGACTATACCGTCAATGTATGTCATGGGAGCAGGAAGTGCGAAGAATCCGATCTTTGAGGAGTGGGCACAGGCGGCATTTGAACGTCTCGACCAGCAGGGTGGCGGCAATCAGATACGAGAGGATGCGAAGTGGGATTTCACGCACTTCGCTGCCTCAAAAGACACGGTGGATATGTTGCCGAATGAGGAACTGAGTCGGTGCGATAAGGGCGGAAAGAGAATTCAAGTGGAGCATTTGCTGGCGATAGGCCCGAGTCCTTGGCCCTCAGGTGGCAAGGGGGGGGAGGGTGACTTATGTTTCCATGTCACAAAGGAAGCTGTCTATGTTCCTGTCCCATGGAAGGAGATTAATGATCGTCGCATGTTTGGATGGTTCTTACGGATGTCGGAAGAACAGATTCTAGCATCTGAGTTAGTGATCCGTGAGCTTTTACAGTCATAAATTTGAAAACCCGAATCGCCTGTTGTTGAGTATAGCTAGAATGGGTTTTGATCTTACAATCACTATTAATCTTTATATTGATCCGAAGACTGGCCTACCGTTTGTGTGGGGACCTGGCCTTACACAGAAGCCATATGTTCCGAGCGAGTATATAGTCCCTGAGAAGTATCGCAAGTGGGTGGATCAGCGAGGGCACCACTTCCATGCCTATATCCAAAAGTTTAACAGCGACAGAGACTCCGTGGACGCATGGGCTTTCCTAGAACACTATCCTGATTGGGATGATGTCTTGAAGAAGATAGGGGGTAACGCAGAGTATTCTGATTGGACAAAGTCTGACCATGATGATTTCAAGGATGCACTTAAGTGGTTTTCTAAGGAGCTCAGTTCATTCAAGGTTGGGTGGAGTTACTAAGTCTACTCAAACGTCACAACGGGATTTAGAATCCGCTGGAAAACCTGATATACGGTGATTTTCTTTCCGTTAATGACACGTTCCTGATACTTAAGTTCGCCGTCCGTGGCCTTTAAAAGATGACGAAGAACCGTTATGATACGATTTTTCGTGATCGAGTCGAGATACCGAGATGCCTTACAGGGCAGATAATAGGGTTCTACGAGAGGAAGCCAGTCCTCGAGAGTTTCGAGGGAGAGTTCATCTTTTGAAAACCATCTCATGTCGTCAATACGAAGAGTTTTGAGGACATGGGTTACTAAATCAACAGGGGGTGTTTGTGTGAACATTCTATTTCCTTCTAGTATGCCGACGAGACTTTTTAGATCTCTTTGTTCTACGATGACCAGAACCTCCTTTAAAGAGATTTGTGTTAATATCAGCAAAGGGATGCGGCTTTACTGTAGTTCTGAGACGTGCTCGAGTCTCATTAAATCCTTCTGCGAGTCCAGTTCCGATATTCAAAAGTTTCAGAATATCTACATTTGGCCCCGAAGGAAATCCGTATCCTACGCGACCTGGCTGAAGAGTTCCAGCTGAAAGGGGACTTCTAGGGTCGACCATTCCTTCAGCTAAGAGTTCAACTGTCTGGTGATCCCAATAGTCTTTCGCTAGAGCGACGACGGCAGATATAAATGCATAATCCACATACCGTCTTTCTCTATAGGGGGTAAACGGTTCATGAAACGGATTATCATGGAGAGATAACCTCACTAGAGAAGAGGGTAATCTAGGAAGAATTGTAAGGGCATTCGCCTCAAAATGTAATTCTCGTAGACGTCCAGGTAATTGCGGCAATGCTCTCAATTGATTATTGTTACACGCAAGATAGCTAAGTGTGGGGGGGAGAGGAGGTAAATAGATAAATTGGTTATAAGAACAGAGGAGACGATCGAGGCGAGGAGGGAGAGGTCTGGGTAATGCACGCAATAGATTATGATCACAATAGAGGTCTGTAAGGGTATCGGGAAGTAGCGGCAATGCTGTTAATTGATTGCTACTACAGAATAGAACTTCTAGACGGGGAGCCATTACTCTTAAATTGGGCAAATCGGTGATTGTATTAAAACGACAATCTAGAACCCTAAGATGTGCTAGAGCAGTCACAACACCAGGTAGATCAGTTATATCTGTAAGATTAAGGGAAGCAAGTGAAAGGTCGTCACCTCGGCCTCGGCCGATAGCATCAATCTCTCTTATCGCATGACTTATTCTTTTACCAATTGGTATGTTAGCAGGTTGGCGAGAATGCCTTCCTGCTGCAGCTGCCGCTGCCGCTGCAGTCGCTCGCCCCATCGCATTGCGACCACGTTCCGCAGACCTAAATGCGTTCCATTCTATATTGACTGCCTCTCGAGTCGTCGGGGCCGCCTCTGCTTTTTTTAAAGCCTCAACTGTTTTACTTTTCCAGGGCCCCTTTGCTCCTGTCGCAGTCGCTGCGGCGGACATCTATTTATTACACAGTTTTTTCAACCAGAAGTCTCGGCATTCGGAAATCTGTGTTTGTTGTTCTTCAGTATAAAACGCAAGGAATAGACGTGAGAAATCATACGTTTGATCGATCATTTCATTATATTTCTTTTCTAAGAATTTCGGGCTAATTTCGCTGTAGTCTTTTGTGTAGAGAATAGGACACCCAGAATATTTTTCTTTAATGAGGGGATTGTCTTCAACGACGGGTATTGCCCCAGCCATAAGAGCCTCATAGTGTCGATGACAGTCGATGCCGTTTCCCTCGGGTGAGATGACAAACTTAGAGTTCTTGAGGGCCGACCAATAGGCAGAGCCTCGGACAAAAGGATAATTATAGATACCCCGTTTATGTAGATTATATTCAACCTTCTGGCGGTTAAAGGCGGGTCGTTTACGACGATGTTGATCTGTCTGAGCGATAAAGCAGCATAAAACAGTATTCTCGTGATTTCCTGTTGATGACTTTACGAAATCGTCGCGATAAGTAATGAATTGATAACTGAAGCCGATTGGAAAAGGCTGCCATGAATCGGACCCATTGATAGGAGATGCCTGAACAATGATAGTCGAACTATCTTTCTTCAGTTGTTGCCATTCACGTAGTGTGCACTTCATACTGTTCATTCTGATCACTCCTTGTTAGAAAAAGTGCCTTGGAATAGCGAGAGGACATCAAGTAGATGTGTGCGGCCGTGTGTATAGTAAATCCATCCTTGGATCATAAGTTCATGAAGTTTCTGGTCCTGTAGTGGAGGGAGGTATCCCATATTTTTCGAGCATCGGGAAAGGTCGGTTAGAAAGTCTTCGTAGCTAATGCCAGAGTTCCAAATATCAAAGAGTAAATCGAGAACCCTTTCCTTATCTTTCTTTAAAAAGGCAATAATAAGAGACCGTATACGATCATCTGAAATGCCTGAAAAGAGAGAGCAGAACTTTTCTTCATTGAACGAATCACCCAAGCAGGCAATACATTTCATATAATAAATAAGATGTCTTGGGGATAGACTCATCATGAGGAGAAACTGTTTTGTTTTTTCTGAAATGGGCTTTGTTATCGCAAACTGTGTCGTTAGGCTCTCTAGGAGAGTATTCAGGGAGATTGTATCAATTTCGACATGTAGACAGCGAGATCGGAGAGGGGCAATCAGATCACTGACGTGTCGACTACAGAAAAGAAACCGCGTTGTGTGTGCGTGTGTTTCCATGGGTCGTCTCAGTGCCTGTTGGCTTACCATGGGCAGTGTATCGGAGTCGTCGACGAGAATCCAGCGATAGACACCTTTCCGAAGGGAGGTATGCCGAACAAATTCGGCAACGCCTTCACGCACTCTATGGATGCCTCGATCCGAATCCGAGGAGAGGTATAAAACCCATTCAGGGTCTGTAGGGCTTATGCCAAACTGTTTAAAATAGGTTTCCAAGAAAGCAGTGGCCAACGATGTTTTTCCGTATCCGAATGGTCCTGTAAGGAAAATATGGGGAGGATCTTTAATAATTTGTTCAAAGGTGTCATAAACAGAATCCTGGCCGATGAGGAGACGTTCCATCTGTGATTTGGTAGTCTGATTACTATAAGTCCCCTCAGTAACGGTCTAAACATTTTTAAACGCATCTTGAAAGATACACTGAATGGCCGACAAGGACTTGTATGGAGTTCTTGGTGTTTCAAGGGACGCAGAGACGAATGAAATCAGAAAGGCATTTCTGAAGTTGTCGAAGGTCCATCATCCAGACAAGGGAGGGGACATGGAGAAGTTCAAGGAGATTCAGGAAGCCCATGAGATCCTAACGGATGAACGCAAGCGGCAGGTCTATGACATGACGGGCTCGGTAAATGGAGAGGCACCGCAGAATCATAATCCTTTTGGTCAGAATGGTATGCCGTTTGATCTAGGATCTATGTTTGGGGGAATGTTTGGTGGTGGCTCACCATTTGGTATGCCAGGACATGGTCAAGGACATGGCCCGAGACAGAGGCAGCGGAGACCGAAAGCCCCGCCGAAGATTCATGAGATTCCTCTGAGACTTTCAGATTATTATCATGGTCGTGTATTCCAGGTGAATTCGACACGCCAGAAGTTTTGCGAAACGTGTAAGGGAGAGGGGGCGACGACTTTTCAGAGTTGTAGCATGTGCCAGGGACGAGGATCTGTTCGTCAGATTATGCAAATGGGTCCAATGCAGGTGATTAATGAAGGCCCGTGTGGAGACTGCCAGGGGCAGGGAAGAAGACCCTCGGGGTCGTGTAGTGGATGTTCTGGGACGAAATTCAAGAACCAGGAAAAGTCGCTGGAGGTGAAGATAAAGCCTGGAATGAAGCCTGGTGATGTCATCGTTTTTCAGAATGAGTGCTCAGATGACCCGAATTATGATGAGCCTGGTGATATCCATTTT